TGATTTATTCGAATCGAATTTCTCATCTGCTTTAGCTTGAGCTACATCGATAGCTGTAACATAATCTGGAAGAGCTGTATCAGTAGTAATAATTAATTCATATGTATCAGTCATTTCATTATCTAATGAAAGTAATGACTGTTCATCAATTAATCTATGTGCTAATGTTTTATCTGAAGATCCTACAAAAGTTTTACTTTCTTCTGTTATTGAGATTACTATTTTTCTATCTTCTTTACAATAAGTATATACTTTTACAAGTAAACCTGAGTATTTTCTTTGATATTGAATAGTAATAGCATCTTGTTTTTGAGCAATGAAATCATCTGAAGTAAGTACTTCTTCTAAGTTAAATATTTTTTTAATTTGCATTATTTAAATCCTTTATTTTGATATATCTTTGTTCTAAAATCCAAGGACAGGAGAATTTAGATAAGGATATACCTTATCTAAATTCTTTAATATAATAGTCTTCAAAAAATCCAACTAATTTATTTCCTGGGGTTTTTACTTTTTCCTGGCCTACACCAAACACAAAATAAGCACTCTCTCGATCTAAAGTAAAGTCAGTTCTACGACCTTCAAATTCTTTATCGTTTATACTTAATTTCCAATCCCCTTTAGGATTAATTTTAAAATTGATAGTATATTTAAGATCTATTTCCAACTGATAATTTATTATGTCCACTCCACCCCACATGGACATAATTCCTAATTTATTTCCAAAAATAGCTAAGGCTGGATCCCACATTTTATGTTCTTCAGTACATAACAACCAAGAAATATCATAATAATTTGATAACTCTTTTTTATTATATAAGGTACTTAACTTTAAATCCTTGATTTGAAATTCTAGACCATTCTTAAAATTAAATACTCCTACTTCTCTATTTCTTAATTTTTCCATTATTATTTTCCTTACCTGGCTTTTATTTATTAGCCTCTGGTATTAAATCTTCTTCTATATAAGCAAATTCATCTACGGGAATAAAATCGGGATTATTTCCTCGAGTCTTTCCTTTAAAATAATCTAACTCTTGAATATGTTTTTTAATATCTTCATGAATCTTTTCTTGAGATTGCTCTCCATCAATTCTAATAATATTACATAAATTCGTCGCATTATAGTAATTAATAATTTTATCAAATCTCTTTTTAGTTTCTGTAAGTTTTGATATATTCTCATATATCTCTGGCTTAGTATCATCTAAAAAACATCTTTTATTAATTCTATTTAAAGCTTCTTCCGGAGAAACATCTATAAAGAATACTACCTCTGGTAATAAAGTACTATTATTTTCTTGATATAATTTCATTAATGATTTACCACTTGTATTATAAGCTAAACCACTAAATATATATCTATCAGTAATATAAATATTACCAGCGCTAATATTATTACCAATTTCAACCACATGCTCTTTTCTATCTAATTCCATTAATGATTCTAATGTTGTATTTTGAACCACATTATCTCCAGTAAGAATCTCTCTAACTAAAGTACCAATAGGACCAGTCGTTGGTTCTTTTGATAATACAACACCATTATCTTTATTCTTTAAATATTCCCCAAGTAATTCAACTTGAGAACTCTTTCCGCTTCCATCTAAACCTTCTATCGCAATAAAAGGAGCTTGGTATTTTTCTGAATTCATTCTAAACCTTTTTCCATTTTAATAAATTTTCTATACTATCCTAAGGTAGCTATAAATTTTTATTTAAAATCTAATTCGATTAAATCTTTAGTTCTTAGATAATTACATAATTTAGCAAAATTATTCCAATCATCTTTAGTACATTTCTGTCTAAAACTTCTTTTAAAATCACAATGAAAAGCTGTATGACATGCTCGACAAAGAGTTACTCCATTATCTACATCAAATCTTCCTTCTGGATGATAACTTCCATTTTCTACATGATGAGCATTTCTACTTTTAGTACTTTTACATAATAAGCAGCTCTTATCTCTTCGGATAACAGCTACTCTCCATTTTCTATATTCTCTGGTTTTTCTCCAGTCCTGGTTAGCAGCCATTATTTATCCTTCTTAATCTTTTTTTCTTTTCTTACATCATATGCCCAATGAAGCATAGTTTGTAATCTGGCTAGAGATTGCTTACCATCATTTTTCTTTTGGTAAGTTAGGGCTGCTTGTAAATGCCTTTTAGCATTCTTCCATCTTTTAATTTGTCTCTCGTCATCTTCATGTCTTCTACCCATATAATATCTAAAATACCATTCAACCCAACCTCTTGGATCATCTGGATGAATCCATTTTTTTCTTTTCCATTCTTTTAAGGATAAACTAGCTGGGACTTGAAAATAATTTAATTTATAATTAGATTTATTTTGTTGTCCGCTAAGAATAGCTTTAGACCACCAATCTTTTGGATATTCATTCGTTTGACTTACATCATTAAAATATTTTCCACCAAAGATACCAGTTTCCATCATTTCTTTTGGAGTTAATTCTGGATTAAAATCCTTATGGAACTTTTTACCAACTGGTTCTGTTAAATAATACTCGTAATTCTTTTGCATTTTATTATTAACTTTAATTGTTTTTAATATGGTTGTAGTTAACGAAGCATTGAGAGATTCTATTATTAATTGTTTATTTACTTTCAATTCCATTTTATTCCTTTATCCCTGACTACAACATTAAAAGATTAATGAAATTTCATTAATCTTTTTTATCTTTATCTTTATCTTTATCTTTAGCTTCAGGTGAATGAGATTTATCTTTATCATCTTTATCTACTGGATCTCCATCAGAATCAGAATCCATACCATGAGGTTCTTTTGAATCAGCTACTCCATCTTTATCTAAATCTTGAGTTTTAGCATCTTCTTTATCTAATTCTTTAGATTCTCCGTTTTCTGAATCTTTTTTAGCAAATGGATTTTCACTCTTTTCTGATTTCTCGTCGCTTTTTGATTCTCCAGAATCATCTTTAGTTTCTGTATTAGATGTTGTATCTTTATTTCCACCTTCAGAATCATCTTTTCCAGAATTATCTACTAAATCACCTTCATTATTTTGACCATCATCTTCTGGTGTTACAGTTGGAGTATCTTCTTTAGTTGTTTCCACTGGAACTTCTACACTAGCACCTGGCTCAGAAATTTCTCCTGCATCTAACTCTCCAGAATCTACTGCCGAATCAATAGCGGCTGCTTCAGCTTCTAAATCAACATCGTCCCCAGTCATACCGGCTTCTGGTGCGGCTGCTGTAGCATCATCTTCTCCAGAAATTACTTCAGCTCCCTCTGATGGTATAATATCATCCCCAGTTGCTGGTGCTTCTTCTGCTCCAAAACCTAAATCATCTGGACCAGAAACGCTTCCTGATGCACTATCTCCTGCTAAAGCACATGGACTATCTCCAGCATCTGCTCCATCTTCGCAAGGCATATCAGTTACAGCTTTCATCATAGCATATTTAGTACCATCAAATGAATCTTCACCCATATCAACTTTATCTTTAAATAAAGATGGACTTAACATAGTTGTAATTTTATCTAGAACGTTATCGAGCTTCGCCATAATTGCATTAGCGTTTCCATCAAAAGTATCGTAGTTAGCATCTTGTGCTCCTGTAAAATTATCTACTTGAACCATAGCTGGTTGAGGTAAAAATGATTCCTGAATATGACTTCGTACAGTATTTTGAAATGGTAAATAAGTTGCCATCTCACCTGGATTAATATCTCCAAGATCATTTAGACCTTTTTCAACGCTTTCTGTAATAATTTTCTTTACAGCTGCTTCATTTTCTTGAAGTAACTTACCTTGTAATAAAGGGATTCTAAAATTCTTCTCAAGACTTTGAGTAAGAGTATTTTCATAAATAGTATTATTTTCAGCTTCCGATAGATCTTCATTAATTGCCAAAGAAATTAATCTTGGTGTAACATTTGCTTCTCTATAAAGATCAGAACTAAGTATAGCAGCTTCTTGAATTAAAGACATATATAATTCTTTACTCTCATCAACTTTAAATGTGCTCTCCCCTAAATAATTTAGATAACTTAAATCATGACTAAGTTTTCTTTCTAATTTAGTAGCACTGAAATTTTCAGTTCCTAAACTTCTAGTACTTTCTTCAATCTTTTGTAGTTTCTGTACTTTTTGGCTTACCTCGAAATTAAAGTTGGCATTAGGTCTAGCAGATTTTAATAAAACATCAGCCTTAGTGCTCTCTTCAATCATAATATCATTACTAGCTTTATTTTGTCTAGCATTTATTTTCTTTAAAGACATTTCAGCCTGTTCAAAGATTTTAGTTTTAAATTGTAAATCTAATCTTGAGCTAGCTCCAATTTTTTTTATTTTCATTTTTATAATTCCTTCCCTTAATTAAGGTTTTTATTTTCTATATTTAGTTATGTACTATATTAAGAGCTTAATTTTATATTAAGCTCTTACCGATTAGCTCCTATTAAAAACTGCTCTATCCATTAATCTTTTTCTCATTAAATCTTCGTGAACATCGTCAAATCTTCCACCTAGTGGCTGAGTTTGCGTTTGTTGGATTAAATCTTTATTAATACCATCATCAAAACCACTATTAATATCATTCCTTCTTGGATCTTTCGTTTCCGCTTGTTCTTCTGGAGTTAATTGATCATATCTTTCTTGTTCTTCTGGAGTACTCTGTTTATCGAATCCTGCCTTAGATCTAAGAGTTTCGTAATTACTCAACCCACCAGAAGTAAATGTCATACCAACATTTCCTAAAGTATTATCCTGAGGATTATGGCTTGCTATCTTTAGCTTTTCTTTATCTTTATCTTGAATTTGTAATTGAATTCTTTGATAAGTTGATTTATCTTCTCTATCGGTTTTAGAAAGTTCCGCTCTTAAAGCTTTTAATTCATCATTAACTTTTATTAATTCCGGATTCTTTCCTTCTAATTTATTAAGAGTTCCCATAGCATTTTGCTTCCACCAATTTTTTAAATCCATATTACATATTTGCTTTAATTTAGCTTTTGGTATTTCAGATACTATTTGACTACCAGTTAAGGCTAAATAATCTGGAAGTAATAATCGGATTTTATTTTCTCCAACAACCCAAGTAGGATTATTTTGTAATCCAAGAATATTATTTACTATAAATTCTGATTTAGCATCAGCATTATTTAATTTTCTAGGTGGTCTTTTTAATAAACCACTTAAGAACATTTTCTCTTGAGTAATAAAAATTAAATCATATAAAGCCGAAAGTATATTAGTACTAAGAATAAATGATTTAAAATTACTTGGATCTTTAGACATTTTTCCTAACATAGGATGAATACCTTGTAAAGAAGATTTGTACTGAAGGATTCTATTAGTTTTGGTACTAATGTTTCTTAGATATTTTTTCATTACTGCAAAAAATCTTAAACCTAATGATTTAATTATATTCGCTTGGATATGTTCTTTAGATAATTCACTTCCAATATCAGTTATATTTCCACCTAATAATTCTACCTGATTATGAATCTCATTCATAAGTACTTCGCTAGTATGTTGGATATCCTCATATAACTGTCTATATAAACTATTAATCATTTCGTCATTAGTTCTAGGAGTACTTAAAAATATATTATTTAAATCTTGAGCATTACTTGGAATACTATCATAACTGTAATTTTTTCCAGATAACATCTCTTGTAATACCATAGGATTCATAAATAAACTTTCTAAATCTCCATAAATAAATCCAATACTTTCATCTATTTTATTAAATAAATCAGAAGTATTATCTAATCTTGGTAGTTTAAATTCATTCTTTTCTAAAGCTAAATCTCTTTGTTGATTAACTATTATTAATTGAGCATTATCTTCTTGCATTAATCTTATTGTTTCATTCTTTTGAGTTTTAATATTAATTAATTCCTGCTCAATTTCCTGATATCTATCCGCTTCTCTAGTTCCAAGTGTTCCATTAGTGCTAACAGATAAAATAAAACTTTTTTCTTGAGTTAAGCTACCAATAGTAATATCAAAATCTCTTAATTGATTTTCATGGTTTTTAATACTATTTCCTAGAGATCTTATTTGATCAGAACCAGACACACTATTCATATGATTATGTCTTAATTTTGAAACCACCGGAGATAATTCTTTTTGAATAATAATCTCAGAATATGTTTTAAAATCCATTACAAATTTACTAAATGCTGTATCAAAATTATTTCGATCAATAATTCCAGTTAGTCTAGAAACCTGATCAGCTAAATCAGAATCATCTTCGTTGTCAATAACCAAGTCTTTATCAAAATTAACATCCATATCTTTAATAATATCTTGAATTCCTAACTCATTATAAGCTACTAACTCGTTAAAATTATTAATAATATTACTATAATGATGAAAGTCTGCTACTGCCTGCATTCTAGAATCTCTAGAGAATCTTCCCTCTTGTAAATTATCTACAAAATCATGAATCTCTTTATCTTTTAAAACTAGGTTAATAATATGTAACATAATATTACTATGTTTTAAAGATTCTTCTTTTGATAATCTAGAACCACCAATTAAATTTCTATGGAATAAATCAGTTACTTCTTGAATAACTTTATCTAACATATTTTTAAATAAAGGATTATTAAACTTATCCATTTTATTTTTTAAAGTATTTCCAAGTTGAGTATTAAATTTTCTATCAGAAGTATTAGAATTCCCGAAATCCATGCTAAAATCTTTAGCAACTTTAATTAATTCATATATACTCATAAATACTTTAACTGGATTTAAATCATAAGTTTGAATTAACTTATAAAATTTCATTACCTGAACTACATGTTCTTTAGAAATACTACTTAAACCAGTGGTGCTATCTACGCTATACTTTAAATCTTCATTCAGTAAAAATGGACTATGAAATAAATGTAAATAAATATATAAAAAATTTATAACTCCAGCTTCATCTACTTTTCTTTCTTTATTATGAATAAGATCATTAGTTAATAAAATAAAAGAATAATTAAATTTTTGATCAATATCTTTTCCAGAAATAGGAGTAAAAGATTTCTCTACTTTCTCTATATAAATTGGATAATAAGTCATACCTTTATAAAAAGGAGCATCTGATAATTTAAAATAAAAATTACTAATAACATTAAATGCTCTTTTTTGGACTTCTAAATATTTCATATTAGCCGGATGACTAGTATTGCTATTTATATCTCCAAATTTAAATGATTCACCTGAACCGGTTCCAGTTCTTGATTTTAATAAATCTTTAACTATCTCTGTTGGTCCAACATAAAAAGTATTCTTAGTAACACTTAGATTAGTAATAGTATCTTTAAATGAAATATTATCAGCGAAGTGTTTAATTAAGTACTTATCAAGACAATCTTTTTCTTTAGGTAAAATTTCCGCTAATGGAAATGATCCAAATCTTACTTGTTTCATTAATGCTCCTTTTCCGTAGAATTATATGAATTCTTCATATTACATTCCCGATTGTTTCTGTTGGAATTTCATTTCCGCTTGACTTCTATATCTCATTACAATATCATTCTTTGCTCTTTTCCAAGCATCTCTATGTCTTTTTAATAATTCATAAAGAGGATCTTTATTTTTCTTAGCCATAGACACAGCTATTGCACCAATAGCAGCATTCTTTTTACTTTCATGAGTACGCATTTGCATACCACCAACCAATGCTTCTTCTAATTGTTTTACCTTAGCTTCTAGTTCCTCAGTTAATTGAATTTCTTTTTGCATTTTATTTCCTTCTATATTTTATTTACATATCATAAATTGATTTTATTTTCTTAGGTGTTTTACCTTGAACTGAATCTCTTATCGAACTTAATTTATGATCTTTCCAACTCTCATCGTACTTATCATCTTTATGTCCTTTAGTTTCTACAGCATGTTTCTCATTAGCTTTTGAACTAGCTTTACTAGCAATTTCATCTAAATCTAAATAAGATTGTTTAATCTTTTGCTTAAGATACATATAGAATTGATCTATATATTGATCTTGGAATAATAATCTTTTATTTTTCTTTAATGATTCGGCTAACTCATCTATACTAAGAAGAACTTTTCCTACCTTATACATTAAATCTTCTGCATCATCAGATGATTGTTGAAGAGTATTAAAGACAGTATAATCTTTTCTTTTACTAGCTACCTTAATTCTTTCTAGAATTTCTACATTACTAATCTCTACTTCGATAGCAGTTTTTGCATAACCTCTAATTAAAGCAAAAATATGATCATAAGTACATTTTCTAAATTCAAAGAAACTTCTTTGGAAATTAGGATTATCGGCATCCATTGAGAATAAGAAACCTAATAAACCATCCCCAGCATCCTGAGGATTTCCAATACCAGTCATTCTAGCTCTTTGGAAAGTATTTCCAATCATATGAACGAACTTAACCAACCCAGTTTTACCTTGCTCGGTAGCAGATGGAACTTTAGCATTCTTCATCCAACAATCATTTACAATTTTTTCTCTAATACTTTTATCCTGAGATACTTGTTTTAAGAAATCTTTTACTTCTGTAGAATCAATTTCATTTACTTTCTTAAGGATACCACCTACTTCAGCATAGCTTCCAAATAGTAATTCTCCAATATTTTGACAAGGTCCAACTAATTCCATAAATTGTTTAATTTTACCTTTACCACTTGTTCCAAGATATTTGTATTTTAAATTCTCAGAAGCAACTACCATAAATGGACTATAAAAAAGAACTACTAAACCTAGTACTAATTCTTTAAGTGCTCTAGCAGTTCCAGTTACTGTTCCTACTAATTGATCTATTGTAGTTTGAATACCATTTGCAACTCCTTGAGCTACTCCAGCAACTACTCCAGTTGGAGAATTATCTAAACTTTCTTGAAGTTCATGAAATTTTAATGTTCTAGCCATCATAATATCTTCTGTTATTTCTTTTCTTTTATCTCGAGGTAAAAAATCTAAAATGAAGTTTTCTATTAAAAATTTAGCAGTAGTTTCTAATTTAACTTGATCAGAAAAAGTTTGATGATATTCAGTTCCTTCTTCTATACATTGAATCTTATTCTTATCTATATGTAATTGAAAATTTTCATAAATTGGAATAATTGTTTTATTATAGAAATAATCTTTAACATAAGCAACTCTTTGAGAACTATCCTCTTCTAAGAAACTTAGGTAACCATCTTCTTTATCCATAAAGAATTCTTCGAATAATTTATCAGTATCTAAATTATAATTTAGATCTTCGAATATTAATTCTTCTTTACTAATCATTTTATTATATTCATATTTTACTGTATTTTCAAATAATCTTTTATTATCTGGATTTACATTAACACTTGTTAATTTCATTTTAATAACCTTCTTTTTTTAATTCTTCTTCTATTGAATTCAGAAATAATTTCTGAGCTTCTGGATCAAATGGTTGTTCTCCTTCTCCTTCTATTTGAGGAGCTTTTCCAGATAATAAATCCTGGATATTAACCATTAAATCACCAATACTATTTTCAGCTTGTTTTTCTTCTTTCTGAAGACTAACAATTTTAACTCTATTTGTAATCTTTTTCTCTATAATACTAATAAGAACATTTCTATATTTTAATATCATATCTTCGTACTTAATAATAATATCTTTAACTAAACCTAAATTTTCTATCTGTTTCATTAGATTGGATTGAGTTTGACCCATCCATTTAAAATTATCCGCGGGAATATTAAGTAATGTGGCATTCGTTCTAGATATAATAGAATCGATCATTCTTTCTTTTAATTCTAAATCAACTAATTTGATTTCTAATTCATTTATTTTAGCTTGAACTTCTGTTTGCTCCCGTACTATTTCTTCTTTATAATCATGATAGTTTATTTCAACATCATTTGGTACAATTTCTATTGCCATTTATTTTCCTTTTTAGTATAATTCTTTTTCTAATATATTATTTATTTTTTTTATATCTTTATAGGATATTCTAATAAGTTTAATATTATTATCTTTACAATAATTATTCTTATATATGTCTCTTTCTTTCGTTTGTATAAAACCTTCTTTTCCTCCAAAAAAATCTACTGGTTGGAAATGTTGAATACCATCGAATTCGATAATAGTGTTATATTCTTCTAAATAAAAATCAAAACGTTGATTATTTGATAATTTATATTCTTGTTTAAAAGAAATATTATTTTCTTCTAAGTAATGTCTAATAATAGTTTCTCCTTTTGATTCTTTACAATTTGGACAACCCTGCCCTGATTTATGAGCATTTGGAGTTTTTCGAAAAACTCCATGTTCTGGACAAATAATATCTATTTTAGTATTACTATTTTTATATTTTACTTTTGAATAATCATATTTATTCTTATGTATTTTATTAAATTCTTCTATATGTTTAATTATTTTTTCTTTCGATATTGTATATTTTCTGCATTTATTACAACCATATCCTAATTTATGAGACATAGGTAATTGAGAAAAAACTCCATGTTCTGGACAAATAATATCTATTTTAGTACTAATATTTTTATATTTTACTTTTGAATAATCATATTTATTCTTATGTATTTTATTAAATTCTTTTTGTAAATTATCAAAAGATATAATTCTCTTTTTACTTCCTTTTTTTATTCCACAATTTTTACATCCATTTGGACGTTTATGATCGGAAGGAGTTTGATAAAATAAACCATGTTCTGGACAAATTATTGGTATCTTTTTTAAATACCCTTTCCAAGTAAATATATTTACCTTCGAGTAATTATATTTATTATTATGTATTTTATTAAAATCTTCTATATGTTCTATTAAAGTTTTTTTCATTATTCCTCCTTATTAGCCATTAGTTACTAATAAAGATGTAACTCTAATTCTTCTTTCTTAAAGTTAGTTCCTGTCCAATAAAGACGTCTAGAACTTTCGTTAGGAATAAAGAACCCTTTCATAAAAGCCATAGGATTCATTATCATATGTGCTATCTGCTTATAGAATCTTCCTGGATAAATATCATTATTACTATTACCTATAATCATAATAGTAAGATATTGTTCGTATCCTTTAAATCCACTTTTATAATTAAATGGTCTAGTATTCATTACAAAAGGCTGTTCGCCCTCTACTAATTCTACTATATAATGCCACGGTAAAAATAAATCCCTAGGATTACCTCCATAATGTTGAGTAAAATAAGTTTTTAATTTACCAGAATTAAATTTAAGGCTATCGACTTCAAATTCTTTTACTGGAAAATATTTATTATTAAAACTATCCATTATAATCCAACCTTTCGGTTTTGTCAATATCATGTTAGTTCTTTTAAAAGAATTTTCCATGTATTGTTCGTAGTTTCTATTACTTTTACCGAAGTTTATTTCGTCTTTAGTTAAACTAGCTCCCATACTTTTCCTTTTGAATATTTTATTATAAAGGTTTGTTATAGCTTACAAACTCCTGTCTTTTTTTACGGACAGGAATATCCCCGAAGGGATTTACCTTATAGTTCACCACCTTGAGTTAAAACGACCTCTTTCATAGCAGTTAATTTTGGGAGAATTCCTAAAGCATCTAATACATTATGAATTAATTGGGCTAAAATAGTATTGATATTACTTCTAGTACTATCTATATATTGAATAGCATCCAATGCCATCGGTATCGAAATACTAATACAATAAAGAGTTCTGGCCTTTAATGTTCTAGTATCTTCCGCATCATTTCCTTCTGTACTTAATGTTAAAAAAGAAAAATTGCTCGCTCCTTCATTTCTAATCATATCAGCATCTTGTGGATCAGAATAAAATACCATATTAATAGCTGATATTACTTTCATACCTAAATATAATTCATCATAGAAGCCTTGAAAAGTATCTAATATTAAATTTAGATCTTCAAACCCTTCTAATAAGGCAGCTTGATATTCTTGAAAATGATTATTAAAAGCTGGAAAAGTTTCGCCAGCGTATTCGTATTCATTATATAATCCAAAATGGATAGCCTCTAATTGCTCGCAAGTACTTCTATAAGATGGAGGATTAGTTCTAGTATCTAATATAATATAATTTCGGAAAGCGTCTAATGATTCTTTAAATTCTTTATATATATTATCAAAGTATCCCATAATAGTTCCACTTTTAATAGTTCCTTGTAATTGCATCAAGAATCTAAATAATGTTAGATAAGAACATTCATACTTCTCCATCTGTCTCGCCATACTATAATTATTTAAAAAATTATCGGCCCCTGTATCTAATACATCTACTAACTTAGCAAATATTCCAGCAGTACTTGTAAATGATGGAACGTCAGAAGTTCTCATGTTATCCAAATACATACTATCCATTCCAGCCGTTAAATCTCCTAATAAAGTAGGAAGTTTATCTTTGAATTGTTCTTTAAAGAAAGCATATGTATCCTGATGTAAACATTCACCGTTATTATTATCGGCTACATAAGTATCTATATCTTGAAATAAACTATTGTATTGATTATTAAAATTATTAAAATTTTCAGTATATAATTTTACGTGTCCAATGATAGGCCAATCATTCCCTTTTGATATCGGTATAACATTGGCTTGATTCTCAACACTATAAAAATTTATCATTTAATTCCTTTCCTCAATTCTCCATTTTGTAATTTCATGTCGTGAAAAAAATGGAATAGCTGGAGCACTATACTAAGCTATAGCTATCTTAAGCTAAGCTATTTAATTTAAAGACTAATATCCTGAGGATTTCCTCCAGTAATTATACCAGAAGTTACTAATGGTCCTAAAACTGAATCTCCTAATCTTGCTACCGGTTGACCAGCACTTAATTCATTTGGAGTACCAAATACTATTTGAGCTGGTCCAATAGGGAATGAAGCGAAATCACCTAATCTTGCTACCGGAGTACTACCACTTAAATGTTGTGGGTCTCCACTAGTAATTATACCATTGCAGGGTTGTGGGCCTGGTCCTGATGGCGGAGGTTACGGTGGCCACATACATATTCCGAAACAAGGGTCTCCTATTCTAGCTACAGTACTCATTTTAATTCCTTTAATTTATTATCTAAAATTTCTTTTATTAACTTAAACTTAGTAAAAGGGATACGGATTAAATCTATACCTTCGTGTTTACAATAATTATTTTTAATCTCGTCTCTCTTTTGGACTTCGCTCAAGGGTTCCCAACAAGCTACTTCTTCGAAGTGTTGTCGACCATCATATTCTATACAGAGATTATATTCTTCTAAATAAAAATCGAATCTATATAGACCTAATTTAGAGAAGCTATATTCTTGTTTAAAAGAAATTTTATTCTCTTCTAAATAAGTTCTAACTCTAGCTTCTCCTTTACTTTCGCAGCATTTTGGGCAGCCACATCCATTTTTATGATCAGATGCTCTTTGCCAAAAACTTCCGTGTTCTGGACAAATAATTTGTACCTTGGAAGTGCTATTTTTATATATTACCATCGAGTAATCGTATCTATTACCATGAACTTCTATGCATTTATTTATGAAATCGTCCTGGTTATGAGTATTCGCAGGGCGATGTCCTTTTTTAAAAGTATAATCACTGATAGGATTACAACCTCTACACCCACCCTTTCCAGATAAATGAAGATCCGGTCTTTGCCAAAAACTCCCATGTTCTGGACAGAAGATTTCTATTTTTTTCTTAGAATGAATATAACTATCTTTATTATAAGAGAATTTATCTTTATGAATACGTTCCGCTTTTTTAAAATAGTTATTTCTTCTTATTTGAATAGACAAATTATAAAGCCTCTGAAAGTTCTAAATCTTCTTCTTCAATATACTCCATAAAAGTTTGAACTATCATTTCTGCTGTCTCTACCCTAAAAGTAACCCTCTCTATTGGTATTTCATTATCCGAAGAAATTTTACATTCCTCTAAAAATTCTTCTTCGGTCATAATCTTATCGATCATTATTTATTCCTTTTTTAATTAAATAGCTAATAATAGTTTAGCTTAGTATAGTGAGCTAGCTATTAGCTAATTCTATGAAATTCCAGAGAGTAAGTACTCATCTAACACAGGCCATTGATTTTCAAAATTATTATTAATAATTAAATCAGTTTGGAAATTATCGTAAAGAATAATAGGACCGCTTAAACAATCAAAAATATTTTGATGTTCTTTCTTATCCCAAATATACTCTGCAAAAATATTAAGTAATCTAAATTCTTTTTTATTAGCTACTTCTAAATCGGTGTCTAACTGAAATTCTTCCGAGAATGTTTCAGTTGTATAAATTCCATCTATATCTTTAGTTTTAATTTTTACATCTAAATAAAACTTTTGAAGTTCGGCTGAGTATCTAAACGTTACCATATTCCATAGTTGAGGAATAATATTAAAGAACATTCGATAATGAAAACCATGAAATTGAATATTAAATTCATATGTGCTTTCATCATACCAAAAATAATTCTCATTAATATTATCAGATATAATCATTTGTCTCTTTTTATATCGAAAATCCTCTGGATTATCTAACCTTCTATTTTTATTAATCCATACGCTAATAGTAAAAGATTTTTTCAAGAAGAAATCTTTACAGAAAATATCATCTATGAATCCATGATTCATAAAAGTATAATTATTAGTCAATCTATCTTCTAATTTCCAATCTCCTCTCATACTAATAGCATTAGTAATATTCTTATAAGGATAAACTTTATTAAATTTAATTCTACTAAGAGCTTGATTAGAAATAGAATCTCCTGGATTATAGAAATCGTAAAAAGCTAATGCCCCATAAATTTCATTCATAAATGAATTTTGACGATTATAATTTCGAACTGAATCGGAACCATCTAAAGTTAAATGAACATCGTGAAATTTTCCACAGAAATGTTTTAACCCAGCTTTATCTGTACCTAAATAAAACATACCAGTATCTATACCAGCAACTGCTTCGGCCTGATAGACTTCATCTTTAAATTCTCTTTGTAATTCTATTTTATGATTATTAAATCTTCTAGAATACATAAGAGTATATTTAATACCTGGTAGAATTCTGGCGCCAGGGTTCTCAACTATATCAATTTTTAATTCAGGATTTAATGTAGAAATATTAGGTTTAAAACCACTTGGGGTATTTGGAATTTCTAATCCAGGTATATCTGTAATGAATTTATCAAAATTAAGTACTCGTAATTCTCCATTGACTATTTGAATAATAATATTTAATTCTTTATTAATAACAAGTACTGGAATACCGTATTGTACCAACTCAACATCATCAAGCATATCTTTAATTACTTCAACGTTTTCTTCTGCAGTATCTGGATCAATAGCCGTATTATTTCCAATAAGTTCTAATTGTCGATCTACTACCGCAGTTAAACTATTAGTTATATTATTAACATCAAGGGTAGTTACATTAGTTTGTACTTCCGCTGTAGTTAAAGCATCTTTAACGATATCTTGATAAGGGCCTTCTGGAATATGACATACTGCTGGTTCGGTACTAGTATCCAATGGATTATCTGCACTAGGAATTACTAAACCATTTAATATATTGGCAGTAAGTTCGGCGGCTGGATCCGTACTATTAGGACAACTAAAAGGCTGTTCGGATAATTGAGTTTGAATAGTTTCAATTACATTTCCTTCAGTATCTCTAATCTCAGTAGTCATTAAATTAGCTTCTTCTAATTCTAATTGTTCTTCTGTAGTTAATTCTGGACAACTTACTTGGTTTAATGGATTGGCTTTTAACTCTTCTAGGTTATCCATAATATTAACGGAATTCTGCATTTCATTTAATACATTAGTACCAGTTAATTGTTTAATGGCTTCTATATTAGCTAAGTCAGATACTTTTCCATCAAATCCAAATTCTGTTAAATCTAATTGAGATATAGTGTCTGCTGATAAATCGGTTTTATTAATACTAAGAGGTTGATCAGCGTAATAGGATACTGGGTTCAATTCAAAAGTAATAAAAATACTAAATCTATCTATATATTGAGCGGTACTAAATATAGCTCCAGGATATGGAAAGGATCTCATATCTTCTATTTCTGGAACAATATTAAATATTTCTGCTGGTACTACTATAGCATCTGTTATAATATTGGGCATTGTTTCTCCTTTATTTTTATAAGGTTTAGTTCTTCGTTAATCTGGGACAGGAAAATCCCCGAAGGGATTTAATTATTTTACTTATTTACTTCTCTTAATTCTACTAATAAATTATTTTCATTTCTAATAGCGGAAACCACGGAAATATTATTCTGTTCTAATTCTTTAAGTGTTCTAAATTCAAATGGTAATTGAATTCTAGTTCTTACAGTAGTAAGTACATAAGCAAACGGGGATCCGATAAATGCTTTATTTATTTTAGCTACTTTACACCATTCTAATTTTTGAAGGTCTTTAAATTTTTGTGCCATTTGCTTACCATTTAATTGAGGAAATGTATCTATTAATAAATAAATATCAAAACCATCTTCAAATAATTTAAGTACGTCTTTCTTTTGATAACTTCCTGGAAAATACATTTTCTTCCCAATTTGAATACTTTCTATCTCATCTTGGTAATCTAAATAAATACTTCCTGGTCCATCGTAAACTTCAGAAGATAATAATTCATTTGTCTTAGTATCAATTAAATGATAACCAGTATCCATTTCAGTTGCACTAATAGCAAACTCTACTTTAAGTAACTTGTACTTAATTCCACCAATAAAAACTTTAACTTTTTTATAGTCTAGTTCTTTAGCAATTCTTTTATTAAAAGAAGATGAACATAATTTGTCTTCTTCAAATATAATTTTTTCCATAGGTATTCCTTTTATTTTTATAATTTTTAGTTCTTATGAATTTGAGCGACAGGAATATTTAGATAAGGTTTATCCTTATCTAAATATAGGTTGAACTATCGATTAGATAGTACTTCCATCAACTCCACCATCAATACCAGATGCGTCTTCAACATAAATATATGTAGCAGAAGCTTCGTTTGTATCATACATGTTAGAAGTTTCAACGTCTAAGATGAAAACTTTACCTGTAGCATCCGCTGGATCTGGATTAGCAGTAACTCTATCTGTAATCATGTATCCATTTTCTGTATACTCAACTTCGATAACACCACCAAAGATAACACCATTTTTAGGTACTTCAGTAAATGTTACTTTATCTCCTGATACAACAACTGTATCGAAAATTGGAACAGATCCACCTAATCTAATAGCTTCTGAAATTTCAGAAGTACTCATTACGTCAAGATTAATTCTTGCAGCAGGTACATCAGCGACGTCGGCTAAGTTCATAGATTTAGCTAATTTTTCTGTATCAGCATATGCTTTAGCATCAAAAAGAGCTTTCTCAACTGAACCAGCAACTGTATAATCACCTTCGATTACGTCAAGTCTAGAATCTTGGATAGCATCCGCAGCACCTGTTGTTCCACCTAAGTTATCAATTTGAGTTTGAAGATTTGTATCTCCATTTTCTCTAGCAGTAACCTCGGCAGCTAATGCAGCATTTAAAGTTGCATCTTCAGCAGTACTTCTAGTAACTTCGTCAGTAATAAGTTGAGTATGAGCAGCATCAGCAGCAACTCTATCAGCAATTTCATTAGCTAATGCAGTAGTAAGAACACCTTCAGCTGCAACAGCTCTAGCTTCTTCTCCGTTAACTAATTGAGAAATTTCTGTAAAGTCAGCAAACTTAATAAATCCACCAGTATATCCTACAGGTTGGTAATCGCCCGCACTTGTAGAAGTATATACATAGGCATCATTTTGAGATGTTACTGAGTAAGCAAAACCATCAACTTGAGCCGATTCATCCAAACCATCTAAGTCAGATACATTTTCAACAGAACCTTTCCATAATGTACCAGCAGTCATACCAGCTTCAATAATATCAAGTCTTCCATCAATAGCTAAATCTTCATTAGTTCTATTAGTAGCCTCTTGAGAAATTAACCCCTCAACTCTAGTAATTTCAGAAATTCTAGTACCTACTTCAGAAGTAATAGCAGCGCCATTTGCTTGTTCCGCTGTAGTTGCTCTAGCAATTTCATCTGCTAATGCAGTTTGAAGAGCAGCAGTATCTCCACCACTTGCAGTTTCTAGTAAATTAATTTGATTTTGAAGATTTAAATCTCCAGCAGTTCTATCATTAATTTCTGTATCAATTCTAGTATTTACAGCAGAAAGAGAAGTATCTTTGAAAGCTTTTTCATTGATAGCATCTTGATGCAATTCATTGATACTATTAACTAATGACGTCTTGTTCTCAGTAACTAAGTTACCTAATGAACCTTCAACACCTTGGGCTCTTGCAGCTTCAGCAGCAATGTCTGAACCTAATTGAGCTTCAGCAGCTTGCGCTCTTGCAACTTCTGTACTAGTCGCTAATACCATACCTGCTAGTTCTTGAGTTAAACCAGCAATCGATTTTTTATGTCTAATTTTTAAACCTTGGAATGCCATAAAAATCCTTAATTAAATAAAATCCTTTATATCCTATGGATACCAGTTATTGTCAGGGGGACTATCGAGTCTTTAATAAATTAAAGAACTCTATGAAAATATGTTACCGTAGCTTTCGCTCCATCATATTCAAATGTATTTAAGATCCATTCTCCATCATGAAAAATGATATCGTAATACGCATCATACAAACAACCTAATTCTTCGTCATCATACATAATCTCTATTGTATTATTAACACAATAACTACCAATGTCTTCAGGTATATACTTGCTTATGAATTTGTTACCTACTATAAGAATGTCCCTCTCACAATATGGTACCAATGTTCCAGTACGAGCTAAATCTTCACCACAATCAGCATCGTGATGACCATGTCCGTGACCATGTCCGTAATGGAAATCGCATTCTGGATCTGGAGTTTCTCCACATGTACAATTTATTTCTTTATTATCGTCGCAATCATCATCATCGTCCTGATCATTGTCTCTATAATCGCATAGGATATCGTTATGAACATGCTTATCATGAAAATGATAATTAGTAGTTTGATATTTATCTTCATGATCCTCTTCGTCTCTGTACTCACAAAGTTCATCATCATGAATATGTTTCTTATGAAAATGATATTTAGTTATTTGATATTTATTATTCTTATCATGATATTTATCTTCAACATGCTTAGATTTAGGTGGTTTAGGTGATTTATTTTTGTATATATTAGAATCATCATTATCATCATTATACTTAGATTCTTTTTTCTTTTTTAAATCATGAGATGTATTTAAATAACTATTAAAGTCAGGTAAATTATCTTTATTAAAAATTTGATCATTATCTATTTTTTGTTGAATAATATATTTTAAATCCATTCGATCCAAAATATTCTTATGTGTTAGTTTTATCTTAAATTTCTGTTTCAATTTAGATGGTATAGGGTATTTAACCCTTGCCACCATAAATAATGATCCATCTTCTAGATATAAACCACAGAGATTAGTACTTTTTTTTGCTTTTTCTCTTGGAACTTCACAAGTAAATTCTATTCTATCATTTCCTGTCATAAGACAAGAAGTAATATCACCAGAATACCAATCTTTGAGATCTTTATCTTCAAAGTCTGCATGAATTATTTTTTTATCGGAACTAAATTTGAAATATTTTGGTACTAATTTTTCATCGGTTTTAGTAATCTTATCTATACACCGATTAGTTAATACACTCCCTTCATAAATACTCATAATTTTCCTTTAATTTTATAATATATCTTTGTTGGATACTATTATTAGCCTCTTCTTTCATATAATTATACATCTACATTATCAGTAAGAGTATTATATAATTTATTTAATTTAAATGGTAAGCTAACAGTAGATGGAAAAATTAAATTATTATCAGAATTACTTAATAATTTAAAAGGATTTCCATGTAGTTCTAATTGATTTAAGCTTTGTATATTTCTAGCTAAAGAAACTCCATTTCTAGGAACATAAACTCTACCCGAATCTATATTTTTAAAATAAGAAAAGGGAGTCTGAACTTGAACGGTTACTTTATTACCATCATTTAAAAATATATTATCATTACCCTCTAACCAAGAAACACTAGCTATACCATTCTGAAATGAATTACTACTAAAGGTTCCTTTTACAACATCCCCATTTTTAATAAGACCAGATATAACTGGATAAGTATCATGATTTAAAGTAAAATTTAATCGATAATGATTTAATAGTGTTGGTTCTGGATCGCTTATTACAGTACCAGTATAATCTTTAAAATCAACGAGCTCTGGTACTTGTAAACCATAAGTATATGATTCAGTAATAATTTCACCATTTTGCAATTGTAATAAAAATCGTACATTATGATAACCCTCTCCCGAAATTGTAATATTAGGCGGAGAAGTATATTTAGTATATTCAGTTACAAATACTTTTGATTCTGAACCACCAGCATGTATATACTCGGAATCATCCAGATTATTATATAAAGGATGGTCTCCATAATTAGCTCGTAAGAAACCAACATTAACTGGACTTCTAGTAAAATTTCCTTCGAAGTATGCCCCAAATTGAGTCATAACATAATTCGCTGTACTATAAAAACCAGTAGTACCAGGTCCGTGCCCAGTTCCATGATCAGTAATAAAGAAAATACCATTTCCAGCCTCTCGAAAGGCCCCAAAATTAGAAATAGCTGTATCGGTAATAAGTTGAGAATCAGTATATACAGTACTAAAAAAGATACAAGCAACATATTGATCTAACTCGGTATAAGATGGATCTAAAACACTACCATAACTAGATCTAGTTTTAAAAACTAAATCGTATCCAGCTAAAGAACCTACTCCACTTAAAGTATTATGAAAATTATGAGAACCACCTTGCATAATATTATAACCTGCCCCTGAATCAGCATCTCCAAGAACTAATATTTTTTTATTACCATTGGCTTCTTTTTCTTTATTGGCTATAAATTTTATACCATTATATAAATATTTACATGAGGCATTTAAAGCACTAAATGATGAAGCCGAATTCCAATAGATATCATACCATTTAGGAAAACCACCATCAAAAATTACATTACCCCTACCATCTTGAACAGTAGCAATAAAAGGATTAGGTGGATTTAAAGTATCATAAGCTATATATTTTGCTAAGGTTGGACTATCCCCATTAGTAGTATATATAATACTTTGTACCTCTGGATCTTTTGTCCCAGTTAAGGATAAAGAATTATTTGGATATATACTTGGACCGGGATTTAAATTAATTAATTCACCTGCCATATTAGCTCCAGATTAGAATTTTAAACATTAAAGCCATTTCGTATAAATTATTAACCTTTACTTGAGTTGAAGTAAGACTAATAACTGAAACAGCTTCTGCGTTAATATATCTATTATAAGTTGGACTTCCAGAATCTGGATCAAGAACCATAACATTTACTATAACATTTTCTGGATCTGGAACTGTAATACTATATTCCCCATTACTATTAATAGATTGTTCATATTTAACTTTACTGATATTTGGTGCATCGATCCAAGATCCAATTCCAGGACCACTATTTGTAAGTACCTGTCCTATTGTACCACCAGCTGGTAATGTTTCCCCTTCAAACGTAGCATTAAGTGTTACATCTGAACTACCATCTATAGATACATTTCCTGATAAATCTCCGCTAAGAGTAATTGTTCTAGCATGATCCCATTTACTAGTATCTATATTAGATATCGAGGCTGTATTATCATCTATTAATACAGTATGAGCTTCAATATCTTCCACTGCTTTATATACATTTGAAACCACAATAGTTAATTCTTCCCCACTTGGTACTGTACTTAAGATAGAATTAATAGAGGCAATTTCTTGTATTCTTGCTATATTATTATCATTCTGTAAAGTACCTAAATCAGTAACTGTCGTATCTAATATATTTAATGAATTATTTAGATTATTAATACTAGTTTCAGTTATACTAGTTTTATTATCAACTATAGCTATTTCAGTATCTATATATTCTCTAGTTGATGTATTTCTTAGAATCGCCTTATTATTATTAGTAATAACTGTTTCAGTTAATAAAGTTAATTCTGTTTGTAATGCCCCACCATCATTTGATTCTAATAAAGCAATAGCATTAGTATTATTAATAATGCTTGTTTGTAGATTACTTACGTTAGTATTTAAATTATTAGTAAGAGTAGTTATCTCCGTATTAGTAGAAGCTATTTCATCATTTAAATCATTTCTTAATATATTAATATTCGTATCTAAAGAAGCTTTATTATTATTTAATGTAGTTTCTAAAGAAGTAATAGTTCCGGAATTACTAGATAAAGTAGCCTCTATATTTTCAATATTCTCGGTAATAACCCTGAATTCATCATCAGCCAAATCTTTATTTCCATTAATTAAATTTGTATAATCAATAGTATCCCCACCTGAATTTAATCTAAGTACTTCTATATCGTCAGTAATAATTCTAAGTTTATCGTCTGTATCGGCTATCTCTGCATCAAGATCAGTTCTAAGTCCATTTAATAAATTATCTTCTAAGGTAATTCTAATACTAGAATTACTTTCAATATTATCCATTCTAGTATCTTGTTCAATATCTTTAGTATCTAAAGTATTTTTATTATCCTGAACTACCGTAGTTAATGAATCTATTCTTGAATTTAAAGCAACATCTTCTAATCCTAAATTCGATATATCTCCAGCGTTATTATCTACTTTTATTTCTAAAGTACTTACTGCTGTAGCTATATCGGATGCAATTTCAGCTCGAAGCACTATTATTTCTTCCCGCACTTCATCAAATTTAATATCAGTATTACTTAAATCTATATATTTAAAATCTACTACCGCATCTACATTTTCATATACTAATTGAATTCTGAAGGTTTGTCTTAAATCCGATGGGAATATATTTGGGGCTTTCGCCAACATAAATAATGTACCATCTTCTAAAAATAATCCACATACTGATGTATTTTCTGTAGCTATATCGGGAAGAACGTCACAGACAAATTCTATCGTACTATCATCTATTTTTTGATATAAATTAATATCTTGTTCTATCCAACCAGTAAAATCATCTTCCGTTAGATCAGCATCTAACGATAGATCTTGAGAACTGAATTTGAAATATTTTGGAACAATACTTGATCCAGTTTCAACTAAGGCGTTTAAACCTGCTGTAGTAATTATACTACCTCCTAGTGTGCTCATAGGCATCCTTTCTTTTTTAATATCTTTATATCTTAATTATTTACTTTTGTTTAGCAAAATAGAATACAGACCCCATTCCAGCTGAAAAGATTCCAGTCTTATGAATAATGGTTTGTGTATTTCCAAGCATATTTACTACGGGTGGGGAATATTCCACAGCTCCATAATTTAATGGTTGTACCTTACATCGTACTGGTACAAAATAAACTACATTTAAATCAGAAGTACTTAATCTTTTGTATTTAATAAAAGATAGTTTCATTGTACCAATATCAATTCCATAAATATCCGTTTCTCTCAAAAATATTTCTTTTACAAATAAAGACAGATCCCTATTTATTTCGCTTTGAAATTTTTTAATTAGCTGGTTGCTAGATATAGCTATAGCTATATTATAGAAGTTATCATCCATATAAATATAATAGTTATATTCATTACCTGGATTATCATCTGGTAATTTAGGAGTTCTAATAAATATTTGCTCTTCCCCAATTTTACTAAATTTCGTTTTATTAAGATAGCGTGTTAACCCAGATTGAAACTCTGGTACTAAGGCACTATTCCACGATTCAACTAAACCGTCTTCAAAATAAGGAATATCATAAATATAAATTCTTTCCGAGAATTTATTTAATGGTACTTTATTTAGATTAGGTAATTTAAATTGATTAATAGTTTCTAATAATTTAGTGCTTTTATTTTTTAAATGATTTGGTAAAGAAGATATATTATTTAATTGAAAAGCTGGAATAGGTACTTCTCTAATATAGTAATCATATAAATAAAAACTACTCTCTATCTTTTTTAAATCACATGTTCTATAAAAATAATCTTCTTTATTTTGAAATTTGGTACCAATTTTAATATCTAACTTTTCTAGGGATTTTATGTCCTTATCTATAGTACTTAGATCTATTATAAATTCAGTATCTTTAAATATTCTTTGGATAGTATAACTTCTATCTTCTTTATTTTCTTTATAATATAAAGTCATGAATAACTCTATTTCATCTGGGAAACCACTATCAAAATAACTTCTAGTATCGAATTTCCAAGTTGGAATCCCCTCTTTTATTAATGGTATAAAGTCAACTCTATTAATTCTACCTAGTACTATATCTTTAGTAGGTATTCTTACTTTTTCTAATAAGTTACCTAAAGTCCCAGATGAGTTCTTATTCATCTGAGTAATAGTAGTATCTTTTTCATAAACTAAATCTTCATTAGTAATACTTATTATATTTTTTATATTAATATCCATATTACCTCCTAGTTATTTGGATCTGGTATTAAACCAAGGGCTATCCATGATTCATAATTTGCTGCTACCACAGAAGTAATTAAACCATTACTATTTTCACAATCAAATAAAATAGGAACTGATTTTCTTGCTTGGGAAGTACCCTTTGCTGCTAACTCCTCGGCTGTTTGAGGATTTGGATTTATACCAGGATTAGTAACTGGTACACTAGTAATTAATTGGTCATTAATAGTTTTTGCTATATCTCCTATATCTGAATTGATATTATTATTAATTCCAGGATCTTCCTGACAAAATATAGCATCGGTCGTTATAGTAGTACTTCCATTAAATATCGTTCTTAACTCCGCTTGTATTTCCGTATTCTTTGGAAAGAAATTTGTGCAATCATAAATAAAATATTTTAAATTAGTACTACTATCATACAAAATCTTGTAATGAGATAAATCTATAATTACTGTTGGTAATGGTTGTTTGCCTATTACTTCTTCTGTTGTTGTGGTTGGTAATTGGGCCTGGACTGGTATAGTCTTATCCACTAATTTTATATTTAGAATAGTACTTTCTAACTTTTCTTGAAATGAAACTTTTAAAAATCTTTTATTTCTTTGTAATAATTGGGTATAGGAAGAAGTCTTCTCATCCTGGAGCTGAATAATACTATCACTTTTATTTCCAATAGAAGTAAACCTATTTGTAATAACATGACTAGCATTTAAATTCTGTTGAGTAGCAGTACTCTTAAAACTTTCTGCTTGGATTATACATGACTCTGTTCTTAATAAAGTCAAATCTAAATTATTTATAAGTAAGTCTCCATTATTTAAAGAAATAATGTAAAAATGCTTATCATAATCTACTTCATCTGTTGGATCAAAATTCTGAACCATTTCGGTTAAGTTAATAGCGGAAGCTCCGGATAAATCATCATCTAAATCTTTAAGTACTACATTATTTAAAGTAGCTAATTGATCTTTTTTAAATCTAATTTTAATATTTTGATAATTATATTTAGAAATACTTCTAACAGTATTCAACTTTTCGTCCACGAATTCTGCCACTAGAACATGAGTACTAGCAACATCAATAATAGTATCCTCGTTCTCTTCTGTATCTGGTAATTCAGCCGCTTCATTAGCTAATGCATTATCAATAGCTTTTTTAGCGCATGCATCATATGGATATAAAGCAATTCTATTCTTAATACTTTCCATAAAAGAATCATATGTATCATCTATTTTAGATAATCTTTCTGGCATATAAGCAATCATTAAAAAACATTTTAATTTATATAGAATTAATCTAATAATATTCTTTAACCAATCTGGTATTAAATAATCTATTAACCAAAAGATTAAAGTTTTTAATATCTTCTTTATGGCTGCTAGCAAATAGTTAACTATAAATTGAATAAGTTCGCAAATAATATTACAACCAATAGTTATTTCTGGAGTAAAGGTTACATAAAAAGTATATGCGACATTATCATCTATGGTAGTAAATAAAGTCTTTTTAATTGCCTCATATTTAAAAGTTCTAAGTAATAGTCCTTCTATATTAGTATCATTACTATCACTATCACTAGCATCTGGAAAGGTTATAATACTGAGTAATTTATCATACATAGTACTAATTACAGTTCCAAGATCATAAACGTTTAAAATATTATCGTTCTCATCTGCTATTGGAAAATATAAACCTGGACCAATTACAGAAACGTATTTCTCTATTCTTTTTATATATTTATTAAATACAATATTATCTACTATTATTTCTTGAGCCTCTTTAATATCGGTTACTGTACTTTCGTAAGGAGTACCCTCAAAACTATCTAATATATCAAATCTAATATCTGAAATTCTATATAATAAATCAGTATTATCCGCAGCGTCATATTCACTATCAGTCACTACTTTAATTACTCCACCCGTTTCTATCTGAGAAATCTTTTGACTTAATAATTGTATTACTCCATTCTTTATAGTATTAGCAGCATTAGTACATGTATCAAATTCTTCTTTTAAAAATTCAAATTGTTTATTAAAATATTTTTGAGCAAAACCACCTAAAAGAATTTTTCTTTGTCTAATATAACCATTAATAATAGATTGTTGTTGAGCAACCTCCCCATCTACACTTTCTAGAAATTCATACCCATCAGTACTAGTCTTATCAAATGGATCATTAATAATATCTATTTCTAAATATTTTCCAAAACAATTCCAATGAGCTTCTTGAGCTTCTTCTACTGAAATATCTATTAATTGGGTACTTAAATAACTAAAAGCATCTTCTATAGGTTTATTAATTCTTTTTTTATAATCTTTTATAATTTTATCTAGAACTATTTGAGATTTAGCTTTAGCTTTTTCCCAATTAAGTTTATCTTCTGTTATAGCTTTATTTAATTCTTTAACTACACTAGATTCTTTCTCCTGTAATCTTTGAATAAAATTAGCTATTTTATTATTATTATCTAGTACCGTATCAGTATCCCCTGTCACAGTACTAAACATAGTACTATCAAAAGCTGATATATCTCTATCCATAACTCCTTCTAGGGTACTCTTATTAGTAAAGAAATCAGAAGCATTATCTAAAGCGGATGTATCAAAGGAAGAAGTTTTTAAGGTGGCGTCATCTAAATAAAAATTAAAATCATTAGGAAGTATTTTTTTATAACTAACATTTTGTCCATCTTTCTTCATGTACTCTCGGAACTTACTTACAAAATCAGCGTTATAAACAGCATCCTCATCAAAAGTAATATTCTTATCCATAATTTGAGGGGCATTAGTAAACTCTTTATTATCCCCATAAATATCTTTATATTTAATAGCGAAAGCAGTCTCACCAATTACTTTAGTTAGATCATTTCTAAGTCTAGTATCTCCAGTAGGTAATAATGATATTTCTGTCCAAGGTAACTTAGGAAGTTCTGGCCGAAATTTAAATAATTCTTGAAGACATTGTAATGGTTGATTCTTTTCTGCTGTAGAATAAGCTTCTATTTTTTCTTGTTCTTTTTTACTTAGACTAAAGGTATCTTGAATTAAATCTAAATCAGTTTGAACTCTAGCAATTAAAGCTTTCTCTTGTTCTTTATCCTTTTCATTTTGATCTATCATATCTCCTAAGAAAGCATATACTTTAGGAAGATCAGAATATTTACTTAATGATTGTAAAGCATCTGCCCTATTATCATTAACTTTCTTTTCAAATTCTTTTCTAGCTTCTAAAAAATCTTGTTCGTTTTTAATTTCTGAAATGGCATTATTTATAGTACTCGCGGTAATACCTTTTTCTAAAGTCTGAACTGATTTACTTTGCTTACAGTTAAATAATGTTCTATTGATATCTTTAACTGGATCAATAATTACATCTATTAATTCCCCAGACATAATCTTCTCTGCAAACTTACTGTACTTTTCAATATATGGAAGAATTGGTCTTATCCAGTTAAAATCGAATGGCAACCAAGGATTTCCTGGTATAGGTTTAATTATACAAAAGATAGGTTCGATAGCGGTATATACTTTAGTAATCTGAGTAATTACTTTAAGTATCTCAGACATAAAATTACTTCCTCCACCTCTCTTACAATCATCCCCTGGTCCAACTTTAGGATCTTCAATATTACATCCAGATACATCTGGATGATCTGCTAAGTATCTAAATATAGGAACCATGGTTTTATTATATTGATATGACATATCACAACAACCAGTACTTTGAATAAAGTTAATTAAATTATCATTTAAATCTCTTAATTGTTTACTGAATTCATCCATCTTTTTAAATAAAGTTAAATTAACTCCTGGTACACTTAAGAAGTTAGGTAAATTGAAATCAATCTCAAACATACCTGATATATCAATATGACATTTATAAGTAAAACCATGATCTCCAGCCTCTGATGTAACCGTTGCGGATACATCTGTATTTATATTTAAATAATCAGAATTATTAATATAACCATCTACTTCTTGAGCAGTAATATTAATATAAGAAGTTTTTACATACCCTGTTATATCGTATGAATAATCTCCTTCTGTATTCGAATAATTATTTATTAATTCCATCTTTTTCCTTTTTATTTTATAATAGCTATTAATAGATAGCTGGCTATAGTGAGCTAGTTCTTAGCTAATTATAATTTTTTAATATAGAATTAGGCTCTACCTTAATTCCTCTTAATTTTCTTAATTTTTTATCTGTATCATTTAATTTAGTAATATAATTAGTACCATCATCATTAGCAGGTAACGATCCAAATAAATTATCTGATATACTATTAGAAGGTTCCGCTGAATCAGCAATAGTATTATCAGTCATAACAGCACTTGCTATTGCAGTACCAATATTATCTAAATTAAAAATAGTAGTAGTAGCCATCATAGTAGCTTTCAATCCTAGCATAGTAGCAGTAGTAGCGGATGAAACACTACCAGCGGTACTAGTGGCTATCCCCATTCCTTTAAGATTCATTCCGTCGGAAGCAATTGTCGGAATTGCTTCCGCTTTAAAAGAACTACTTTCAACTGCTAAAGATGTAACTTTATTATCCATTGGACTAAAGAAATTACTCATCCCTAGAACCTGTTGATCAGATATAATACATTGGGAATTTAAAAATAGTTTACTATCTAAAGTAAGATTCATCCCAGCTTTAATATGAGTATCCATAACTCCTTCTAAATGTATAATATTACTATTCATGGCTAGTTTTTGTAAACCAGTTAATTTAGTATTAGTCCCTCTGAGATTTAAAGCTCCTTCTCCTTGAACATTCATAGTTTCTCCATAAAGACTACAAGGTCCAAAGGCACTTACATTTAAGAAATCTTCGGCACAAATTTCTATTCCTTTTTTAGTCATTTTAAAAAAGGTTCTGTTTTCTCCATAAGTAATAGCAAATCCAGTTTCGTTAAATACCATTTGATTCTCGCCAAATCTTACATTAAATCCATTTTCAGATAATTCTAATTTACTAGTAACTATATTTGTATCAGTCTCAGTATTACTTGTTTGCATAGTAATACCATATTGATCCATCATTAAATCTGTTTTACCACCATTTTGAGAAAGATGTATTCTATCTTTATCATCATCAATATATATTTTAGAACCACCCTTAGTTCCAGCTAATAAATAATAACTATCTCTATTAGCATTCTTTGGGCTATCTTTATGTTCTGGAATAACCCCAATAATATAGGCACTTCTACTTTTATCGGCATTATGGAATTTTACAAGTACTCCCAATTCTGATTCAAGAGGAAAATAACTTCCAAACTCTTTATATTGACCATCCGTTTTTTTAATCTTTTGCATATTATTACTATACTCATTAGAAGCCCAAGTATATTGACTAGTCATAGAACCAGTTCCAGAATTATGAAGCTCTGGAATATGTACTGCGTATTTTGAAGGATTTACTTTATCTGTATATGGTAGAATAACTCCAGTGTAAACTCTATCTAACTCATTTACCATATTTACTCCTTTTATTATTTTATATGGTTTAGTTCTAAAGTCCCAGATTACTTAGTTAAAACTACGACAGGAAATCCCCCGAAGGGGATATTTCTATAAGGCTGTAAATTTATTATCTTTAATTTCACCTTTGAATGGAATATGATTAGTAGAATTTTGTCGTCCAATTGTAAAAGTATTACGGAATTTGTCTTTCATACCATCAAAAGTAGTTTTCTCCGCAATTAAATTACCATCAATATATAATTGAGCTAAATTATTATCTACGTTATAAACAACTTTAATATCATAATCAGTACCAGTACTAAAATTAAATAAACCTATTATATTATGACCAGTATTATCTTCGTAATAGAATCGAATTTGGGTACCCCATAGTACACTTACGTTCATATAAGTATTTGAAAATAAAGCCATTTGTTTATCCATAGTATCCATATTAATAGTACTTTCGTATGTAAAATTTTCTCCATGATTATGAGTCATCTCTAAATTGTTAGTTGGATATAAATAAAATGGTAACTCTTCTACTGGTGGAGTACCTTGGTTAAGATTATGTTTAGCTAGCTCTAGAATACCAGCAGCTAAGTTTCCACCAGTAATAGTAATATCCGCAGAACCATTAATTTCCGTAACGACATTTCCACTTTCATCCACTGTTCCAAAAATACTACTAGATACTGTATTTTCTGGTTGTCCAAATCGATAATCAATAATTGTTACTAAAGGAATTTTTGTATCATCTTTTCGAAATAAAGCATCCGCCTTAGCTTGGGCAATATTTACAGCCTCTTCATAAGAGGGTATCGTACTACTAGCCGTAATTGTTAATTCAAAAGTATTTAGCATTTCGTTATCTAACGTTACTAATGAAAAATTACTTAAAGAAATATCTTCTAATATATTACTTCCAGCACCAATTAAAGATTTATTCTCTTGAGTACAACTAGTTAATAATTGTTTATTCTGAACACAATAAGTAGTAACCTTTACTAATTTACTTGGATGCATTCTTTGATATTTTTTAGTCACCTGGTTTAATTTCTGAGATTTAAATTCTTCCGAATTTAAATCATACTCAATGTGTAATATCTTCTTAACGTCTTTTATAGCCATAATAGCTCCTTCGTTTTTAATTATTTTGATATATCTTTGTTCCATCTGTAGTTTTAACTACGACAGGAAATCTTAGCCAGAAGGCTAAGAATTTCTATGCGTCATCAGCTAATTTACCGAAAACTTTATAACTATTTGAACTTGAACTTGCGCTATTAATAGCTGCATTTAGTTTAGCAACTGCGGCGGTAAGAACTTGTTCGTTTGTTTCATCTAATGGGAAACCATCAAAAGAATATTGCATGTTTGGTCTTACAATACTATTATCTGTAATATTACTATCATAAATACTTTTTAAATCATTTCTTGGAAATACACCATCAAAATAATCTACTTTAATAATATCTGATTTTTCATAAACAGTATCAGATTGTCCTACAACTGGCTTAGTTTGGATCACCCAACATTTACCTTTATAAGATTTAGATTGAAAACTATTACTTCCTGATTTAACCATACCACCAGCATATGGATTAATAATATTAGTCCACTTTCTATGGATTCTAAATATTGGAGCTCCCCAGAAATCTTTATATTGAATACTATAATTTCTATCGATAGTTTGACCTGTTACGAACGAACTATCTAATCCACCCATACCTTGAATATCTTCAGTCTTTAATTGTCTATCACCTGGTGGGGTAAAACTTTCTGCTGAACTTAAAAGTAACTTCTGTAAAGTTGCTTTATCTGAACCAGTAGTATCTGAATCTGCATCAAATATTTCTGGTAACTCAAATAGTACATAAAAATAACCTTTAATAAAAGGATTGGCCTTATCAACTAAGTCCGATCCTCCAGTATATCTATTTGTGTAACTACTTGTAACTGCATTGTTAAATGAGATTGCGTTAAATGCCATTTACTTCTCCTTAAATTACTGTAATTGGTATACTAATTGTTTCAATAGTACCGATTGGGTTAACTGTAATACTTACAATTAATTTATTTTCTTCTTCAATAAAGTACACTTGAACTTTAATAGTACTAAAGATACCATCTCTAATATTATCATCAGATACTAAATATTTATCCATGTATTTATTAACTATTTCTTGAACTTTTGAGATTTGGTTATTTAAAGCTTTTACTTGAATAAAGTCTTTAAGTAATCTTGGTAAATCTTTTCTCATTCTATGAATAGGTTTAACTATATTGATTCTAGATAATTTACTTGCTTTTTTATAAGCAGTTAATTGATCAATTTCATACATACCATCAACTTCATCAATGATTGTATTAATTTGAACTTCTCTTAGAACTTCAATATCTTTACTTGTGGCTTGGTAAGATAATTTAATTTTACTATCTGGAATAGTTGCTTTATTCTTATTAGCCGCTGGTTCAGTAATTGAATAATTATCATCGACATCTAAATGAATTAACATTGCTAAATAACTATGAGGAATTTTTATAGTTCCACCAGTAGTTTCATCGTAATGTTCAAGGTTATCTTGTCCACTATAGATAGCAGTATTATATGAGTTAATAATATAATCTTCTCTTCTCTTAGCATAATCTTCTTCTCTAGAAAGACTTGTTCCTAAAGATACAATCGGCATTGAGAAACCTAATTCATCCCCAAGATTACTAATAGCAGTCATTACATCTACATCTTCAGTCCAATCTGGAAGGTAATCAAAATCATATTTTGGATACATAACTTCTCTAATGTCTGGGGTATAATTATAGTAATCTATTAATAATTGTTTAGCATTTTGCTTAGTAGTATCACCTGGACCATATAAGTTAATTCTATTATTAAGAATTAAATTTTCTCCATCAGAACCACTAGATAATTGAAATTTATTTCCAATTAATTTATTATATAATTCATATCTAGGAAAAGAAATTACTTGTTTTACTAAAGCTTCAGAATCATCAATTAATAAATCGTAAAAACCATTTACTCCATTTATTTTAAGAGTACTGAATGAAGAATTATCTCCATAGTAAACTTCTGTTTTAAGAGCTTTATCTTCTATAAAGATTTTATATTTTTTAGTAATTACTTCACCATTACTAGCAGTAGTAACCATACCTAAAAATTCTTCATTCTTACCTTGAACTTGAACAGCTTTTAATTCAAAACCTTCTTCTTTATTAATAATAATTTCATAGTTAGTTCCAGTACTTGTATCTGTAAGTACTAATCTTTCTTGAGAATTTTTAGCACAAATCTCATCTATACTTAATTGATCATATAGTGTTGAAACAACATCTTCTGGAATAGTGGCATCTAAGAAAGTATTATTATTAGCAAATTTTTGATTTACAAATAATTCTTTTGATGTATTCATATCTAAAATTGGAGCTCCAGTTTGAGGATCATCATCAATTAAAGAAAATAAAATACTTCTTGAAACAGATTTTAATCCAATATTGTTATTTTCAAATATATCTGCTCTTAAAAAGTTAAATCTATAATTTAAATCTCCCTCTTCATCAGCATATAATTTTTCTAAATCTGGCGCTGGAGAAAATTGTACAAAAAGACTATCGTAACCATTACCTCTTGCTTTTGCAGTAAGATTAAATACGTTGTTAGTAGCACCTAAAGCACCAGTATCGATTAAATTCTCTTGAGTAATAATTTCATTATTTTCTGAGATACTTACATTACTAAATGTAGCATCATCTGGAAGTAATCTTTTAAAATAAACTTTATTAGTTCTAGTTAAAGCCCCTTTTAAATACTTCATACCTAAACCATATTTTTTATAGTTAGCTGTTCCTAATGTACTATCAACAATAGTAGCATCTGAGAATTCCATCAGATCTTCTTCGCCATATTTACTTAAACCTGAAATAAGAACTGATCTACCAGAACTTGTACTAGCAGTAGTGTGTGTGATATCCAGAACACTTGTAGTGATACCTGGTATATTATAAGTAGCCATATAAGGCCTCCTTTATTTTTTATTTTATTTATTAGATAGGAAAACCTATACTAAAATATTCCATTCAATAGAAATACCATCTTTAAGATCTAAGTACTTATCTAATGTAGTAAATCTTGCAAATAATATTTTATCATCCGTTGGAATACCATCTACATACTTAACCGCATATAATGAAGCTTCATTAAATTTTACTGGTTTTTCAGCTGGTTCTTCTTCTTGAATTAATATATTAAACGTAATAGCAGTAAATTTATTTACAACCTCCTGCCCAGAATTTGTATTAATAGTATGTTCTTCTTGATTGATTACTATACTACCATCAGAATTAATTCTTTTAAGATATCCTGCATCAATATATTTATAGTCATTAGCTGGATCAGAAATTCCACCAACACTAATTTTTACTTTATTAGTTAAATCAATATCGGTATCGAATGGACCTACTGTACTTGGAGGAGTTCCCTCTGTACCACCAGTTCCTATACCAAAATATCTAATTTGATAACTTGTTAAATCATTCCCATCTAAGGCTAAATCCGCTAGCTTTTGAGCTAAGAATTCTCTACCACTTAATACAACTAAGTTTTCTTCCTTTGCTAATACGTTTCCGTTTAAATCAGATACCGTAGGTAAACCGATTATACTTCTTGTTTTTTCTGAAGTACATTCAATTTTCTTTACGTGAGTATTATCTTCTGGAGATAAAACCGAGTTATCTAAATGCATAATATTATGTATTTTACCCATTTCCTTTTTTCCTTTTCCCTTATAGGGTTATTTCTTTTTAGTTCGTTCTATCATTTTCTTGTTCAGTTTAGCTAAAAGTTAAACCATTTATATGTACTACCAAAAACAGTATCATCATTCGAGAGATAAATATCTTTTTTAAGTACTTCAAAATTTTCTAATGGAGTAAGACCAGCGCTGGTCATTCCAGTTTCTCTAGCTAGACGATATTCAAAATCATTTACTGTCATTCCAAGAGTGTAGAAACTTCCCTTTGACCTAGTAATATTTATTCTTTCATTTAAAGAATTATCGTCCGATGTTTTAATTAAAATATCTACTGGCATTTGTTTACTTCTGTTTCTAGAACTTATTTTTTTATCTTCTGTAAATCTCTGTAAAAATGTAGTAAATACTGTATCTTCTCTAATAGAATAATTAGTAAATGTAGAATTGCTTAGCTTAGTTCGATAGCTATCTCTAGTATTTATATCTAGATAAGTCTTCATTAATGAAGACGTACTAACACTATCCTTTATTTGATAATCAGTACTTAATCTAGAGGTAATACTATTCTTAAATATTTCTTTAAATTCTATATTTTCTAGTATTTCTTTCTGACATATAGTTCTAATATCATCTATTCTTGATATAATAATAGACTCTGGTTTTATAAATATTTTCATTTGTCTATTCGATATAAAATGTAAGTGAGGACTAAATTCATTTAATAATAGTTCAGTGCTAAGTAATTCTTCAGTCGCAATAGCATTAAATTTATCTTTTATCTTTACTTTTTGTCCAACCATTGGAGTATAATCCATACTTGCTGGAAAGAAATATTTTACAAATATTTTAAATAAAGGCTGAAAGAAATTTTTAATAAAAAGATTACCTGAGATAATATTTTGAAATAAAGCACTATAATAAGGAGCTATAAACTCATCGTCTTTATCTATTACATTTAAAACAGTTCCATATAATTGAATGTATAAGTCCATGAAATCATCTACTGAGGTACATAATTCTATATTTTTATATATATTTGGATATTCTTCTTTTATGTAATCATCAAGTTGATTAAAATTTTCATATAATTTTTTATTACTTCTATTGCTATTTAATAAAAATTGCCATCTTCTTTTAATAGAACTTATAGCCTTTCTATCATTAGTCTTAACGGTTTTATATTCTCTAAGTATTCCTTCTAATTCTGGAACAGTTCCTTCGTCAAAAATTAAAGTAGTTCCAAAAATTAAAGAGGAAGTACTAAAATCATAATTTCTCTGAGAACTCTCATCCCCTAATCTAATAAGACTTATTTGTAAATATTCTATAATTAATTCTATATCGGTCATATAAATATTTTCAAACGATCCTAACTTACCTAGTATCAATTCAAATCTTTTACCTTGTTGGATAGTATTACTATAAGCTCTGATCCCTTGCATAAAGAAATCCTCGTTATTACTAGTTCCATAACTATCAGCAAAATCTATATAAATCATATTAGTATCTACTGGAAAGAATTGATAATTTTGATATTGACTTAAAGACATTAAATATTTCCCACTAAGATCTATATCAGCACTAGGAAAAAATTTATCCTGTTTCTTATCATCTGTAAGTTTTAATGGCTTTAACATATAGGCCAATTTATTATTCCCAGAATTAACGGGAATCTTAGTTACTGATATATTATAAAAATCTATATTATTATAAAAGGTACTAAATAAATCATTAAATATATTAAAAGTTTCTAACGAACCTTTAGTTTGAAAAAGATACTCTAGATAATAAACTAAATTTCTAGTTAGTAATGGATTTAAATCTTTATAGAATACCTCGTCTATACCATAATTTCTAAATATAGTTGTTACCATTCTATCATTTAATTCATAACGAAAATATTGTTGAACTTCTCTTGGTTGTTCTAAGTATAGATCTTTCATGAATGTTTTTGTAACTTCTTCTAATTGATCTTTTGTATTTAGCTTAGCTAACTGTGGTACCTGAAACAGGTTACCAATAGCCGCGTCTACTTCAAAAGCTTGTAAATCTATCATATATTTCCTTTCTTAATAATAAGCCACACCGTACTGAAACGATATAACATTTGGTAGACCTAAATCTCCAATAATAATTCTTCTTTTCAAAAAGTCATTTATTACTCCATGAGCATTATAACTATTTTTAACATTAATTAAATTAGCCTCTAATATATCTGGATCCCCATCAATTGTACTCCCAGAACATTTCCAAAAATTAAAGAATCTAGTTTTACCTATTCTTCCCTTTTCATCATATTGAGTTAATTCGATTGGTTCCTCAACTATTCCACAATAATATAATTTTTTAATTTTTTTAGTAAGTTCCCATAATTTTAGATACTTTTGATAATTATAAGTTCTTCTTTCGTTTCCAAGATTATCTATAATTTTAAAATCTTTAGTAATAAAATCTTTATCTATAAAAGCAATAGGTATTGTTTCGTCTGTTATTTCTTTTGGTATCCATTCTCCTGGAGCTTCTGGAACTACAACTACAAACTCTTCTCCTAAATCATTAATTTCATTTATAGTATGTTCTGGTATTGGATCTGGGGCTTGAACAGGATTTTCTTCATCAGTATAACCAGCGCCAGCATATATATTATATAAATCTTGTTCTTGGTAAATACAAAATTGAAATAAATTTTCCGAGCCCACTTTTTTTTTACCATCTAAAAATTCATTAAGACTAACATTGGTACTAAAATCAAGTACTGGTTTAAACCCAGTTTTTATTAAAGAACTTAATCTTTTAATAGTATTATTAAATACCATTGGTATCATAAAGGTTCTATTCTCAATATTCTTTGGGTCCATTGGACACGATTTAAATAAGTACTTCCCTTTATCTTTTAAATATAATTCGTCAAAATCTTTAGCTAATTTTTTATTAAAAAAATCTAGGGCAAATTGATTACTCTCCCAACAATCGCTTTTTAGAAATTTATTAAAATGATTACTAAAAAAGAATACTTCATTTATATTTAATTCTTTAATACTCTGTTTAGTAAGTGGGGCACTCCTGAATTGTAAAGTATATAATGGTAATAAACCATGAGAAGTTCTTTGATAACTTACGTCAGATATTTGAAATATTTCTGTTCCATCTGTAATATCATCTTTAGCTCCATAAAAAGTAAATAAGTCTCCAACTGATGGTCTTTCGATACTCATTATACTCATACTACTATGAGTACCAATCCAATTCTCTCCTGCTGGTTCATATGTTAATGGTTGTATTTCTATTACTGGAGTAAACTCATAAATATCATAAGTATTATTTTTATAACTATGATTTATTCCAGTCCCTTTAAATATCTCTTGATTATTATCATCTTCGGAATCTTTTCCATAAGCATTAAATTCTGGAACCTTAATTGAATTAGTATCATCCATATTTGGACTCTTTGGTATATCTATTTTAAAATATTTAATACTTAATTCAGGATTCTGACTATAATTTTGAATATTTCTTTTAGTCGCTCCTAGATAATCTCCGTAAACTTGATATTGATATTCTACAGGATTACTAGTATTTAATTGAGTAGGACTATCTGATATTCCTTTGCCTAGTTGACTTAACATAATTTCTCCTCTAGCTCGGTCTAATTAATAATTGGACAGCTTCCCCAAATATCTCTAATATAATTGATACGGTTAATGTATCTCCACCCGTTCTTCCTTCTTCCGTATATAATTCAATATCTTTTACTTCTAGATTATCTGAGTATAACAATTGTAAATCTGTAAAGAAATCTTTTATTTCCGATTCTAAATAATTAAAACGAACAGATTCATTCTTTACTTGTAAAGCATCTTTAATACTACAAAAATATCCAGAATTAAATGGAATACTTCCTTTTTTAGTACTTATCCAATTTCCAAATATTTCTAATATAAATGATTTAATATTCTTTTTTATTACGAACTTATTTCTATTAAAATCTATATCAGTTAAATTTTGTAAGTAAACTTCTGTATGTTCCGCTTTATCTAATATCCTATGATTATTATAAAAATAAGCTTCTATTAAAGCAATTTTAGTATTATTATCTAAGTATTCTAATTTAACCATTCCTGTATCTAAATTTCTATCTAGATAATAAATTTCCTTTATATTATTTATAGTATTAATTAATTTAGTATTGAATTTATTTAAACCTAATAATTTTTTAGTATTAAAATAATACCCATCTGCTTTTTTTACTAAGAATAGATCCCTCTTAAAAAATAATACCCCAACCTCAATTTTAGTACTAATATCAAAATGACTAAACTCGAACTCATCATTTTCAGAAAATTCTCTTAAAGAAATATATTGGACTAATTCTGGAATAGTAATTAAATCAGTTTTAACTATTAAATATCTGCCTTGTGTAAAATCTCTAAAGAATTCTGGATTTAACGAACTATAAATATTATTTAGTTCTTCTGAGCTTAAATTATCTAACATGAATTTCCTTTATTTTTATTTATATGTTTTAGTTCTTCTTAAAAAACACGTTTTCTGATTTTGGTTTGGAAAAATAAGTAAATAGCTTAGTATAGTATGTAAGCTAATAGCTTAGCTTAAGATAGCTATAGCTTAGTATAGTGCTCCAGCTATTTACTTATTTTTCCAGGAGTTATCTAGTAAAACTACGACAGGAAATCCCCCCGAAGGGGGATTATCTATTTATTTTTTAATTTTTTAATATAATAATATAGCTTAACCGATAACGTATGCAGACCCCGAATTGCTTCCGTTATCGTCATCGCCATAAGCACCAATAACCAACTTAGTACCACTGGCGCCCACACTGAATCCAAACTTGTCATTTTTTGCTCCATCAAAGGCTACTAATTTAGTAGCATTACCACCACTTAAATCAAATGAATAAACTGAACCAGAATTACTTCCTTTATCGTCATCACCATAAGATCCAACAATCGCCTGAGAAGCGCTAATCGATACTGAGTATCCAAAGATATCATTTTTATCTACACTATCTGGAACTAGCTTGAGCCACATTAAGTGCCGACTCGTAGCTATCAATGGTACTATTATTCATAATAGTAATTTCAAAAGTCATAAGCATTTCATTATCTAAATTACTTAATGCTTGTTGAGAAATATGCTTTCTTTCAAGAATATGAGTAGGAGCTCCAATAAATTGAGCATTACCAGGAGTTGTTGAAACAACTAATTCTTTATCTCTAGTACAATAGGTAGTCACTTTAACTAACGACCCATTATACTTTCTTTGAATTTCGTCCGTCATGAAAACCATTTTTTGATCAATGAATTCATCCGAAGTTAAATCATATTCTATATTTAATATTTTTTTGATTGCTTTTACTGACATAAGATTATCCTACTGATTTCATATATTCTATTACCTTATTAACATAAGCATTTCTGTTTACATTATTTTTAAATTCAGCTGCATTAATTACATCAATTAATCCGGTATCAAATGTATTCATATAAGAAAGATTAGTTTCTTCTCCCCATACTATATAACTATTTTTAGTTTCTAGAGGATTGATAGGAATAGTCCAATATTGATCTCTATTAGTAGGAGCGACTTTTAAACTATGATTTGGATAATATTTTGCCCATATATAAGCATTAATTATTTCTATCCCAGTATTAACTGCTGGACCACCATTAATTGAGGTACTATTAATTTCCGCTATATTTGGGATTCTTCCATTTAATTCTTTAACTACATAAGCTAATTCAATATAACTTAAATATGCCGGAGTTTCAAAATCTAACATTAATAATTTATATTCTAATCCATTATCTGCTACTAAAGCATCTGTTTTATAAAAATTAATAGGATTAAAGAAACCTAAATCTCCATTAATATTACCACCAGTAATATTAATAGTAGCAGTTCCATTTAAATATGGTACTACCTTTCCTTCTGGATCTTCTTCCCCAAAAATACTAGCGGAAATAGTTTTATTTGGATTACCCCATCTATAATCAATTACTGTAACTAAAGGAATTTTTGTATCATTCTCTTCAAAAATTTCATCTGCTTTAGCTTGGGCCGCATTAATAGCCGAGGTATAATCTGGAATGGTACTATCGAATGTTAATATTAATTCGTAAGTATTAATCATTTCATTATCTAATGTTACTAAAGATAAACTATTTAAAGCTTGTTGGCTTAATAGTTCAAGAGGTGTGTTTAATCCAATACTTGGTGCTCCCATAAATATCTTACTTTCCTCTGTACAAGAAATAACTAATTGTTTATCCTGTACACATAAAGTGGTTACCTTTACAATTTTATCAGAGTACTTATTTTGAATTCTTTTAGTAACTTCCCCCATTTTTTGGGAGATAAAATCCGTACTACTAAGATCCTTCTCTATATTTAAAACCTTTTTAACTTCTTTTATAGCCATGATAGCTCCTTCGTTTTTAATTATTTTTGATATATCTTTGTTCCGTCTGTCGTTTTAACTACGACAGGAATATTCCCCGAAGGGAATTTAATATAGATAAGGATTTAAGCTTGTTTAGCTACCTTTGATTTTCTGTCATATTCCTTCTCCATTAAAGTGAATATTTTCTCAATCATAAATGTTGGAAAACCCATTAATTCTGTATAGGAAAATGGTATATTAGTAATACTACTATACAGAATATAATTTTCTAACGATTGAGACCAGATTTGCGTTCTTTGCTCTCTATCCGAATAGAAGAACGCTTTTTCGAAAGAATTCGGTTTCAATGTTTATCTTAACATTATTTGTTTTATGACATCTATTACATTTAGATACTTGGTACAATTTAGGCATGTACTTATCAAATATTTCTAAATCTACTGTTTCATAAATTCCATCTTTTACTTTCGCTGGTAAATTATGTAAGAAAGGAAAAATCTCTTTAGTTAAATCAGTTAACTCTTGAGATACTTTACCATTCTCAGCATCTATAATTCTAATACTAGCACAAAAGAATGCTATCGTATCTAATACAGAAAAGGTATTTCCAGTACTATCTAAATTATTCTTTACTTGATTTTCTAACATATCCATAAGTTTAATTCGATCAAACTCTGTTGGTAATTTAAAATCAATTTGTAAAGCTCCATCTAAGAAATGCTGAGTCTCAACATATTCAAAAGGGTCTTCTTTTTTATCCCAAGGCTCTGGTGCACTATCATCATGCCATAATTCTTCTGGTATAACATCTACTGGGTATTCTTCATCACAATGTTCACAAATATGACCAAGAGTTCCTAATTTATTAAATGAACTTAAAGAGAATGCATATATAATTAATGCTTTATCTTGTGGAGTTAATTTCTTTAAAAATGTTTCATAATCTTTTAATTTAGAATCTTCCGAAAGATTTAATTTAGAGAATAATAATTTATTAAAGTTTTTAATAAAAGTAGTAAGCGTAATATTACCAGTTTTTAAAGCCTGCTCTTCATCTCCAGCTAATGGAGTAATTTCAACTTTTTCCCTAAGAATAACTAAGTCAGTTTCCTGAGCATTAATCTTGGCTAATTGAGAAACTTTATCCAATGCGTCCATGAACGCTGGACGCGATTCGTTTCCGAGTAATTCCATTTATATTTTCCTTTTAATTGTTTTTATATAATATTTATAGTAGCTTAACATAGATGTTATCTATGAAATCCTACCTTATCTTTTACTGATTGCCAGCCAATAATACTTGCTGGTACCAACGCGGCTGCTAACATAGTACCATCTTCTTTAAGCTTTTTCGTATCTTCGGGAACACCATTAATTTGATCTTCTCCTTCTTTAGATAAATCAGTGCTTTCAGAAGTATCTTCTGCCATAGAATCATCTAACTTATGTTTTTTTAGATACTCTTGATGAGTAGTTAAAGTTAGCATACCATTGGATGCTAACATACCCTCATTATCGCCTTTATGATCACCACCATTAGTAGCAATCATATCTTCTTGAATAAAACTTAATTGAGAATTATTTAAAATCATAATAATACCTAATAAGAATATCTTGGTTCTGAAGGCAATTGGTTATTCTTTTTAACTTGCGAATGAATAACATGACCAATTCCGGCACCAGCAGCTCCCATTAATCCAGCTCCCATAGCTTTAACACCTGTGTTTGCATCTGGTTGATCTTCCATTCCAGCTAATGTTCCTAAACCAAGAACCCCCGCTCCAGCTATCAACCCCGCATTATTCTTTACATCAGAAGCAACTTTATTAAAATTAATTTTACCAGTCGCAGGAGAAACATAATTCTCATTAAGAAGAACTTGCTTTAAATCAATTTCTTTCGATTCTTGATAACCTTTTACTACGGCACCAGCAGCTCTTTTAGCATCATCTATTAATTCAGTACCCACATTATAAATACCTTTACCGACTTTTATTCCAGTATCTTTTAAATTTTCGCTACCAGTAGTTACACCATTAACTACTCCTTTTGCTCCTTTACCAGCTAGTCTTGCTGGATCTTCTACATCGAAGTGTTGATAACCCTGATAACCTAAATAACCAGTTCCACCTAATATTCCAGTTCCTAATAAAGCGGAACCTAATCTATCTTTATTATTAGCAGATACATCGGCTTGTTGTTTAGAATGTAATCCATAATCTAATTCTGGATTAGCTATATTTTGTATATTTTGCATATATTTTCCTTCCTTTATTTTTTATCATATATAGTATTATATGTTTTGGTACTTAACGCGTTTCCATAATCTTTTCCAAATTTAGAACCTAAATAACCACCACCTAAGAATCCAGCAGCTCCAGCAGCTAAATCCAGGGCTAGAGTAGGTTCGTCCGGATCAGCGTATAATTCCCCAGATTCTAAACCAGCTTTAACCCCAGCACTAGCACCACCAACAGAGCCTAATAATTTATAAGTATTGCTAGTATTGGCTATGTATCTATTTTTTCCACCCATACCATCTATAATTTCTTTTTCATCATTTAAATCAACTAATTTTTCTATTGGTAAATGATTTACCAAAGCATTATGACTTTTACGAGAGGCATGAGTCAATCCATTATTAACACCATTCCCGGCTTGATATAAATGATTTTCTATTATTAAAATAGATCTCTTCATTTTTTTCCCTTTATTAATTCAAACATTCTGGACATCCAATTCCTCGTAAATGATCCATTACTTGTACTTCAAAATCTCCATGTTCTGGACAATTTACAATTACTAAATCTTGAGTACTTTTAAAATAAGTTTTAGCATAACCATATTTTGCATTAAATTTAAGTTTACAATTTCTCTTAAATACATTTAATTGTTTTTGAGTCAATTCCGCAATTACTGCTGGCTTTTCTGGAGTTACTATTTCTTTTTCTTTAGCTTCTCTAATTTTCTTAAAAACTTTTTCAGATGCTTCTTTCATTTCTTTATAATCTTGATCTTTACATTTTTTACTACAATAACTATTTTTAGTAATATCAGAATTAATCCGAGTTAATTCCGTACATTTTGGATTATCGCATTTAAAATTATCTTTAGTTAATTGATTAAGAAAAATATAAACCATTTTCTTATTAGCTAAATTTGTATTTTTAGTATAGTCCCAATCATACCAAGATGTAATTTTCTTTAGTTCGTCTAAAGCTTCTTTAATTTCTGGTTTCTTTTTATTAGCTTTTCTAAGTCTAAGTCCTTCAGTAAAAGCCTCATTTATTTCTTTTGGTAATGTATCATAACTTATCATAATATTCCTTCTTTTATTTTATTTTATTTCTTATTTTTGTTAAATATATAATTTGCGAAAAGTAATTGTTCCTCTTCATTAGAATTGCTTTTCATCATATTTGCTAATTGAGATATTATTTGAATATTTTCTTTAGTATATCCTTTCGAACTATCGATTCTATCTAAGGAAGCAGAATTCTTATCTTTATTTCCAGAATATGTTAATTTAGATTTTAAAATTGGGCAATAGTCTGGCATAATAGAATAAATATCTTCAACTGTAATATTAAAATCTAAATTTTTCTTTTTAGATCTTCCTTTAGCTGATTGTCTCATTTCTCTAGCTTTATAAAGCTTGGGATTATTATTTTTTAATTTCAGTTGGCATTTTTTACTAGAGGAAATAAATTTTTCTTTATTCTTTTTATACTTTTTTCTAGCCTCAATTTTATTTTTTTTATTAATACAAACAGTACACGTATTAATCCAATTTTTTTGATGATATTCTTTCCAATTAATATTAATAATTAAAGGAGTACTGCAATTATTACAAAATTTATCTTTCACGAGAGACTCCTTTTGTTTTTTCATATGTTCTTAGTCCAGCTAAACCTAACATTCCTAAGGTTAATTCCATCAGATTCTCCGAATCTATTTGTGGTACTTTTATTCCCTCTGACCAAACTATAGAACCATCTATTACTGTTTTTACAGCTATCTGATGATCGAAGAAAACCAATCCCCATTCTAATAATGGTTGTCCAATAAAACTATATGCTATTGACATTCCACATACCCAGCCGAGCCAGGGGCGCCAACCAGCTACAAATATTGATTTATGGGCCGCTTCTACTTTATTAACTTCCATTTGACCAGCATTTGCAAGGCGTTCTAATTCTTGTAATTGTAAATCTATCTTAGCTAATTCTACTGGGTCTTCTATTTTTTCTCCAGTAATTGCTTCTCTTAAACCAGTAAATAGTCCACCAATATCCCCTAGACTAAAATCCATTAACGCCATAGCAAATCCTTCTTATTTTATAAGTTTTAGTTCTAAGTAAATTCAACGACAGGAATATTCCCCGAAGGGAATATTTTAATTAGTTTTAAATTTTAAATTACCACTATCATAAATTCTTCTATATCCATTATTTATCATAATTTCTAATGCGCTTTTATCTTTTGAATAGTGCTCAAAATTTATCAATTTATGTTTTTGGAATTTATGTCTACTATATAATTCGGAAGTTCCTTTAAAATAAAACATATTTGGTACAGTAACTTCTTCTTCTTCTAAACCTAGCGTTTTATATATATTCTTATGCTTAAATGCAAATCTTCTATTTGCATACGATATTATTTCACCTGGATGGTATTTTCTAAAATATTTAAATAACCTAGATGCCCCACCTACTACGGTATAATTAATTTTACTACATAAACGTATTAATTCGAAGGGTATAGTTTTATTGAATCTAGGTTTACCAAATGTCATTATTGATACTAAGGTATCATTTAAATATAGACCATATCTAATAGGACCAATAGCTCCAGCACCTTGTATATGATTTTCTTCTAGAAATATTCTAGCATCTAGAATAGATACTTCTTTTATAATGGTTTTTCTGGCATATATTTTATTATTATTTATTTTTAATTTATTTTTAATAATACTTTTCCATATTTCTCGCTTATTATTATCTAACCATTCATTCTCAAAAATATGTAATAAATTTATATTTTTATCTTCGCATAGATTAGTCTTATTTAAATGTCTAGTACTCTGATATTTTAAATCAGCTTGTTTATCAGTAATATTATTTAATCCGTATGAATGATAATAAAGACCATTAAATTCTATAGCCAAATTATATTCTGGTATATAAATATCTAATTCTAGTGGAGTAATAATTTTTCGAGAGTTCGTTATTATTTTTCCAGAGTATATGGATTTAATAAAAGTTAATACTTCTTGTTCTAATTGACTATTACCACCAATCTTTTTCTTATACGAAATTTTTAAATTATTTAATATTTTATGTATTTTTATTATACCAACATTAAAAAATTTAGTAATAGCAATAGTATCTAATATATTATTATGAATAAAGTTATTAGTAATATAATTTTTATTGTTTAAATATTCTATATTTTTAATATTTGGATAATTTATTTTATACGAACATATAGGACAACCCGTTTTATGATTAAGATGTCTAATATACCCCATTTTAAATTTTCCATGTTCTGGACATTCTATATCTAATAATTCTTTATTAAAATCAGTAATATTATCTAAATTTAAATATTTAAATTTTTTATTAAATTTTTTATTTAGATTATTTAATCTAATTGATCTGCTTTTTTCAATTGGTCTCTTTTTAGAATTTCTTTGAGATATAATAATATTATTGCATATTTTACAACCAGTTGGACTATTTAAATGATTAATATATTTCATTTCTTGTTCGCCATGTTCCGGACATATAAATTTAATTATATCACAGTTTCTTTTTATTTCAGAAATATACTTAAATTTATAATTATGTTTTAGATTTATTTTTTGTAATTTATCCATATAATACCTTTTTAAAAAATATCTATTTTAGCTACGACAGGAAATCTTAGATATGGATTCGTCCATATCTAAGTTCCATTTTCCGTACTTTATTACTAGTACTATTTTCCATCAAAGAATTTTATTATTAAATTATAAAGATGTTTAATCCGTTAGGATTAAACATTTACCCAAGCGTCATAACCTTTAAGTCTGATTGTACCAATACCTTCAGATCTAACAATTCCAATCCATGTTCTAGATTTAATGAATGTTCTTCTGATTGAGTTAGTAGTCTCTGTAATGATATATAAAGGCTTAAATAATACTTCAACGATTGAACTTTGGTTCATTGCTGGAGCAACTAATACTAAGTGCATTAAGTCATCATTAATTGCATAAGACTCGATGATTTCAAGTTTATTGAATCCACCAACTGTACCATTAACACCTGATTCACCATTCATTTTCTCAAATTTAATTGCGAATTCTTGTAATGATTTAAGGATAACAGCAACATCAACACCACAAGCTAAGTATTGTACTTCCATATTGTTTGTTTTTCTCATTTTCTCAACTAGAGACATAATAGTAGGAACAATATTTTTAAATACATCTTGAACATTTGAAGGTTTGAATCCGCCTAATTCAGTATACTGTGTAAAGTCAATCTCTTTGTATTGTCCAACACTCATAGCATAAGGAATATTTGATTCTAAAAGATCAGCAATTTCGTAATCTCTATTTAACTTGATTTGTTGTTTAACGAAGTTTTTAAGTTCAGAAATAATATCAAGTTTATAGATCGCAGACCAATCTTGGATCACTTCTTCGATATTTTCAACTTCAAAAGAATCTTCAATATCAGCATTAACATCAATGATGTCTTGTTTTGGAGCTGATTTAACAACACCTCTACCGTTACCGTTACCAAATAATCTAAATTTAACTTCAATGCTTTCACCTGAAACAGCTTTATCACCAACTTCAATAGTAATTACAGACCAAGTTACAGAACCTGATTCAAAGTCTACAGAACCTTGTAATTTATAAACACCACCTGTTACACCTGGAACAAGGAAATCTTCAACTGTAAAGTTACCTCTAGCACCTGCAATAGCAATTACTGGAACATTAACTGTAGTAACAGCAGAACCATCGTCAACTGCAACATCAATACCAGTTACTTTGAAATTTCTTTTAGAAAGTCTGAAATCACCTTTAGCGATATCTAATTCTGTATAAAGATTAGCTGATTGAGAAACTTTAAATTGTTTAAAGTTAGGTCTAACCATTTCAGTAGCTGTTGGGAACATATATTCAGTAACTCCACCTTTTTCATCAATAACTTTAGAAACCCATTTGATTCTAGAGATAGATAAAGTAGGAACATCTGAAGGATAAGTTGTTACAATTTTACTTAATTGAGGCTCAGCATAGATGTTAATTAACATTGGGAATGTAGTTACAGCATAAGCAATTGCTTCTGGAGAACTTAATAAGGCATTATGCTCTTCAAGGAACATTTTTCTTTCTCTATCAAGAACTGGAGTAATTTGCTTAATTGTTGCTTCTTCAAGACCTTTTGTTAACTGAGAAACGTACATTTCAAAGTATGAATCATCGAAAAGAATTTCTGAAGGTGTTCTAGCTTCTTCGAAAAGCGTGCTATGTTCTTTTACGAAAACATCGTAGTTTTCCATAATAAGATTATCTAAAATTTGTGCCATTTGGACTTCCTTTTTTAAATTGGGTAAATACCCGTTATATTTTTTACGAGCTATGCTCTAATGTGCTTCTAATTAAAAAGCGTTTTTGCAAAAACGTTTAAGTAATTAACTTAACGAGTACATAATAAGTTTTATTGTAGTAATGATATTATTATACCATCCTAAGGCGGGATGACTATAAACCCAAACTATTTTAAATAGCATCGGCTATTTAAATATTATGTTTTGCTATGTTTATTCTAGACATTAGTTAGTACTAAAAATAAAGTGTTTTATTTTTGTGGAACCATTTGATCTTCTGGTCTATCTCTTAAAACATTATTTGCCATATAGCCAGAACCAAGAGCTCCTACTGTTCCACCAACAGCCGAGCCAATTAAAGCATTCGCTACACCACTCCCAACAATATCATCAACGGTTTCTGGTTCTCCACCTGCTACTCCAGATAAAAGACCAACTCCAGATCCAATAGTAGATCCAATTACTCCTCCACCTACAGTAGCGGCTGGTACTCCAAAGAATTGTTTAGCGTTTAATTCTTCTAGGATAGTCGATTTATTTACTTCTAATTCTACCTGCATTAATCTACCATCCTAGTATTAATTTCTTTTTTCTCTTCTTTATTTTCATCAGTGATATCTTTTTTATCATCAACTGTTTTTTCAGAAGCGGAATTAAATAATGCACTATCACTTTTACCGGAATGAGTTACATCCGTAAGAGTACTTCCAGCACCAGTTTTTTGATTATGTTTAGCCTCTTCTAACATAGAAGTAGCTTCCAAAATCAAAAGTTGTTTATTTATCTTAAATGTTTGTTCCATCTTAATTTTTCCTTCTTTATTTTAAACGCTTTTAATATCTTTGCCGGATAATTTCTTATCCATTAAATTATCATCGCCAATAGTATGTTTTTTAGTTTTAATTCTATTAGAAGTATCAGTAGCATCTTTAACAATCCCCTCTAATGATTTAGATCGCTTATGCGCTTGTTTTAAAATTCCGCCGGCTACTAAATTATGGGCTAAAGTACTTGTATCTTTATCAGCACTTCTTGGCTTCATACCATGAGCTTTTGCTTCATTTATTCTTTTTTTAGCAGATTGTACTCTAGGAGAACTTCTAATATCTTTAGCTTGTTTAGCAGTAACGTTTCTTTCTGCTTTATCTTTACCATGTGCTGAAACAGCAGATAGATGTTTCTTTCTATCTGCCGTTCCAGGTATAAATTTACCTGGATGATTAACTTTTTTCCCAGAAGTAAAAACTCCTTCTAGAAGTAATTGTTTATTTACCTTTAACTCCATAATTTTCCTTTGAAATTTAGATTAAACTAGTTTAATCATTTTTGGTTTTTTAAAAGATTTTGAAATAAGATAATCTACAGTTTCTTCAATAGGTCCTCTCATACAAATTCCATTAATACATACTTTATCGTTTGGCTTCATTTTTGGTTTAATATCTTGGAATAAGCTTTGTGCTTCTTCAAGTACCATACCACTTTTCGTTTTAGTCATACTTAATTTAAAGTCAGACATTTCTTGAACTAAAGATAACATTAATTCTTTCTCAGAAACTTCTGTACCCTCTTGCAAGAATTCTGTAATTACGGCTGTATCATGACTTGGATTAGCTACAACATCAAATGTTAATGCTTTTAATCCTGATGGAATAACTTCTACTATTCCAGAACCTCTATCAGCCGTTTCTCCAAACGCTCTTAAAGAAAATCCAATTACTGCTCCATCTTTTAATAGATTATATAAATCCATTCCAGCTCTGTTACTTAATGTTTCGCATTCTGCTATAATTTTTCCATCGATAAAATCTAATTTTCTAAAAAGTACACATACGTTACCAAGTAAAATAGTACTACTTCTTTTAAGTTTAGCTTTATTATCACCTTGAGGTTGTGGATGATCCATCTCTCCAAGTAATTTTCTTTCTTGAGCTTTTGCTCTTAATTGTTGAACAACTGCTTGTAATGTAGCTGCTGGGTAAACTCTTTTATTATTATTTACTACTTCGGCTTCTTGTAGAATAGCTCTGAAAATCAATCTCTTTGATTCTCCTGGTAATGCCATTTCTTCTAGAATCTGTACGCTTCCTCTAGTTTCAAAAGCAGCTTCAGATATAATTTGAAACATATTTTTTCCTTTAATTTTATATTTTTTATCTTCTCTTTGTTAGCTATAATTTAAACACATGAAAATAGGATTAAGCCAGGCTTAATCCTAATCTCTATAAATAAATTTAATTTTATTTAACTGTTCTATATTTAAATCCTGAATATCCTGAACTTGTTTTTCAGTTAGGTTAATCTCATCTTCGTCCTGATCAGGTAATGGATTAAATTCATTCATTTTAGAAATACTTTCTTGTAAATCTTCTGGCATAATATCCTTGAACTCGTCTGGAATATTAACTATATCTATATCTGTATTTCCTGCTCCGATAGTTTTTAAAATATCTTTAAAAGGATTAATACCATTCTGTTCCATAATATTAGAACTCTCTTTAAAATCATCTAAGAAATTTTTTAACTTTTTATCTCTAGAGACTATAGTAAAAATCATTTCTTTTTCTTCTTCTAATAGAATAGTGTTCTGAATTTTATTAAGATACATTATAAATATAAATGGTACTTTTTTCATATCAAATAGTACGACTATTTCTAGGTCTTTGTTTAGCATAGATAAAGCCTCTATAAATTTACCAAGAATTTGAAATGTATCATAATCTTCTGGAATTTCCCCTTTTATCAATAACCGGTTTCTTCTAACATCCACATTAAAAGAAACTTCCCCGTACATAGTACCAGTTATTATCGGTTTCATATCATATCATTTATTAAGGTATTAAGATCTTTCTTTGGTCTGTATTTAAGAATTTTATATAGTTTATATACTAATGGACTTCTTTTATTTTGACCAATTAAACCATCTTTAAATTCAATGAAATCTTCATTTGGTAAAGCAATAACTTTCTTTAAGTACTCTAGACTATTTAATTCATATTCATCTAACCCTATAGCATCATTACTTTTATCGGTAAGATATTTAACACCATTATGAATCACAGTTCTAAATAATTCTAAGAATTTTTGTACTAAATGCAATATAGTACTCTCATTTTGAATACAAGATATATTAATAATTCCATCATTAATTTGATAATCATTTAAACCAATATGTTCTTCATCATCTTCCCAATTAATAAGTTTCTCCATAATTACTACAGTATCATCTATCGAAATAAAATTTCTACTTTGTAATCCGTCTCCATGTACTTGAAATTTTTCAAAGTCCATTTTACAATTTCTAATACAATCTAAATTCTTAGTTATAACATCCGTTAATTTAGGAAAAATAAAATCTTTTCTTTGTCCCTTTCCAACTACGTTAAATAGTCTAGTACATACTACTGGGTAATCTGTTTGAGTTAAAAATATATTTTCCGCTGCTAATTTTTGTAATGAATATAATGGTCTAGCTCCTTCAGTTAATACATTAACTAAACTACCTTTTGACTCATCCATTACTGGAATATCCCCATAAGATTCTGAACTCCCCGTAAAAATCATTTTATGTGGAGTTTCTCCTCTTCTAAAAATTTCCCCTTTTATAGCTTCATAAATATTAAAATGTATTTTAAAATCATTAATACTATTATCAATATTAATTAATTCTGGTCCAACGGTACTTGCTAAGTGGAAAATAGTTAATCCATCTAATCCCGTTTTATCTAGGATTACTCTAAGCATTTCTGTTGTTTGATCCAGACTATTTAAATTACATTGATAAGTATTTTGTGGATTATTTAAAGTATCAAATGTATAATCTAATACATGAACTTCATATCCAATTTTCGTTAAATATTTATTTAAAGCCGTCCCTATAAAACCATTCCCTCCAAGTAATAAAACTTTTTTATTACCCATTGGATAAACCTTTTTAGTTTTTTTCGGAGTGCTATTATCAATTAAAGCCTCGTCTATTAATTCAGTTACTAATTCCTGAATCTCTTCTACATTTTCCATTTTTACCTCTTTATTCTTGAATATATATAATATTCTGTTTTTCTGTACTTAATTCTTTTAAAGAAACTTTTTCTTTAAGTACGCCTATTTCAAAATATCTATTTATGCATTTTCTTTTTATTTCTTTCTCTTTTTTAGTTAGAGTTAAAAAATAGTTCCCTGAATTTTGAGGTATTGGACCAATACCATATTGAGAATATTCATTACTTGGTATTACAAAATTTCTAACCTCGTCCCAGTGGTACATCCCACCTTGAGAAGATGGTCTTGCAATAACATCCCCGATATTCTTTACAACTTGATGATCAGTATGAATATCTAGACTATTATATATTAATACATTAATACTATCTTCACTATAAGAATATCCATTGCTGATAAATGTTTCGCATTCTTTTTTTATGGAAGATATATTGTCATGAAATAATAAATCTATTTCATATGCTTCTATAACACAATTACCATTAATTAAATCAGGGGAATCTTCTTTATTATCTTTTAGAAATAAAGTATCCTCCTCTTCATCGTTACTTTTACAATCAAAAATACTTTCTAAATTTTCAATATATACTTCACCTCTTCTTTGAGATATGTATCCATCTTTAGCTAATCCAGCACTACATATATAAGTATTAATATATAATTTATATTCCCCAATATCCGCTTCTTTAATCTCTCTTTGAAGATATCCAAATAAAGATATTTCAATATCATCTAAATGAGCCGCTAGTATATGTATATGTTTATCCATTATAACCTCTTGTTTGTTGTACTTCTGTTCTATCTGGAACTTCCACATTTTTCTGCTGTATAATTTCTTTACTTGGGAGAATTAAACAAGTTAGCATTTCGCCATAACTACAACTAGTATCAATACTTGCCAGATCATCTCTCAATAAAACTTTTTCTTCAGTTAAATTAGGATGATTTACTCTCTCGAACATTCGACTAGGATTATGACCACATATATTAAAGTAATTCTTATCTATATCATTATGAATGGTTCTATTCCAAATCATATTAAATCTATCGTCTTTTGATAAAGCATTTCCTAATTCAAAAAAATAATTACTAGGAGCATGAGTTAATAGAACTTTTCTATTATTAATATTATATTCGTCTGGAAGAATAGCATAATATTTTAAATTCTTAAAAAAATCCATATATTTATTAAATCTATGAGGATTAAATTTTTTTAATAAAGTTAATTCTCTTTCTAAGAAGTATCCACCATTTTGAATCCAAGTATCCCCATAAATATTTTCTAATTCCGGCCCATACCATTTTAATAGCATATCTTCGTGGTTACCTAATAAACAAAGGTATCCTCTTTCTATAATTAAATCAATTATCTTTAAAGAATCATTTCCTCTATCTACTATATCCCCAGTAATAATAACATCTAATCCAATTCCTTTATTAGGTAATTTATCTAATAATGCTACAAACGTGTCATAGCAACCATGTATATCAGTAAAGATATATTTAGGTCTTAATGTACCATCTTCGTTAAATAATTCAAAAAATTTATTAATTCTAATCCCAAAAACCATATTGTATCCTTTGTATTACCTCATTAAAAGGCATCTTTACACTAGGATAATCAAAAACAGTATTCTTGGGTTTTCTAATAAAATTAAATATTTTACCTAATGTAGTTGTTCTGTAATTATCAAAACTAAGTACTTGAACGTCTCCATTTCCTCTTTCGTAATAAGCTTTTAATAATTCCATATCTTTTTCTTGACTTGCTTTATAAAGGGGATACCATTGATAATCATTAACGATTGAGCTAATAACAGTAGGAATATTTAATTGAAGAGATTTACAATCTAAAGCACTAAATAATTCTTTAGCGTAATGACATAATCCTTTATTTATTTCAAATTTATGAATATCGGTTAAATCGTTATTCAATAAAGCCTCTTTAAAATCAGAGTAAACTTCAGTAAAATTTAAATCCGCGTGTACAAAATCCGCTTTAGAATGCTTTACAAATTTATAAACATTTTCAAATGATATCATCATATCTTCGATATAACTTCTTTTATTTTCTTTATCTTGACAATAATTTTTACTAACTATTTCATTACTATAAGTAGGAAAATAAATAACTAAATCAAATTTAGGTCCATTCTTTATTTCTTTCTTAGAGGCAATTCTGTTAACTAGGTTTTCATCATAACATACTATCGTATGCCCAGCAGCTGCTAAGTTATCTTTAATAACTTGACCATGATATGTATATTCTCCAATAAAAAATATTGTTTTTTTAGTACTTTCCATTATTGGGGTACCTCCAAGTATCTGCCCATTAGCTCTCGCTATATTATTCGCTTTGCTCATTCTTTTTCCTTTTATAAGTTTGGTAAATCATATACATTTATTCTATTTTGACCATAAAATATTATATCTAATTCTTGGTTACGACCTAATTTTTTCTCTAGATTTTTTACAGCCTCTTTGGTTAATTTTTTAACTATATTATTTTCTATATTATAAGGAAAGCAAAATCTAGTTTGAATAGTTCCAGTTAATACATAATGATAATTAACACTCTTTTGAATATCTTCTTTAATAGCTTCAAAACTATCTTTAATACCTAAATTTAAAGACATACCATTTGGTTTTTTAAGAATTTTTGGAACTAATGATGTTTCGCAAATTTTATTATGAGTATGTCCGTGACTACCTAAAAAATTATTAGTACATGTATCTAGATAAAGTAATTCGTCTGGATTCATATAATCAAGAAAGTCATCAGTTCCATCCATTTTTAATTTCCTATGGGCTTCCGCCGCTTTAATAACTGATGACTTTGGAGGTATCTCCCTACTCCTTAAAATCCCCGAATTGTAAAAAAATATTTTTTCATTATGAAAAGCACTAAGTAAACTATAATTCATATAATTACTATATAAACCATCATCGAATGTAAAAATATCAGTACTTCTAGAATACTGGGTTAATATGTCCATTACTTCCTGTGTTAATTCATGAATCATAATAGTTCTAGGTTCTGGTAGTTGGGGAGTAACAGAGGTAGGTGGAATATAGGATACGTCGTTTTCGTCGTAAAAGGTATAAGAATCGTTTAATGACATTGTTTTTCCTTTAAAGTTTTTATCTTTAATATATCTAATATAGCTGGAAAAAGATTTTAAAGTTAAAGAATTATAGATAAGGGCCTAAATTCCCTAGAGACGAAATTCCACTCGGTTTAAAAACAGGATAGCTGGAGCACTATACTAAGCTATAGCTATCTTAAGCTAAGCTATTATAAAAGCATAGGCTTTAAAATAAGTAAATTAAAGTATAGATATATTATAATCAGATAAGATGATAGTATTGAAAAATACAATTATTTTATTACGTGGAAAAAACCAAAAAAATGGAAAAATAAAAAAAGGGTAAAAATGGGTAAAAAATTAATTTTATACCGATCAAGAGTCAGAGAATTCTATAAAAAATTTTACGATAAAAATGATGGTGGACATTTAATAGATCATGCTGATGATGTATGTAACCTAGCCTTAGAATTGGCAAAGGAAAATGGATACACTGGAATTATTAATGTAAAAAAAGTTATTCTTAGTTCTTATATCCATGATATATTTACTTGGAAGGATAGAAAACAACATCACTTACTAGCGGGAATGTATATTACAGAAAGAAGAGATGAATTTATAAAAGAATTCACTGATATAAACGATGTACTTAATATGGCGGATGCTGTTAGAAAGCATAGAGCAAGTTATAAAGGGGAAAGAGAAAATTTATTAGAGATTATAATTGCTAGTGCCGATAGAGGTAAACCAGATTTAGATAAAATTATTGATCGTTCGTTAAGTTTTAATTCTAAGTTAGAAGATGATAGTACTAAAATACAATTAGCCTTTGAACATATTAAAGATAAATACGGAACTAACGGATATGTTAATTATCCAGAATTCTATAAAAAGATCTTTAGTAAAGAATTAAAAGAATTTAATAAACAAGTGAATGATTTAACTATAGACCAGATTAATATAAAGGTATAATATGAGTCAACCAGGAATTCTTCAAAAGAAAGGAATAAAAATAGTTATTCGGAATAGTTTATCTAAACCTGATATTCCAGAAGTATCCAAATTACAAAATGAAATTTTTCATTTAAAACAATCTTTAGTATTACAGGATAGATACAGAGAAATGGAGGATGTTAATTATAATAATATTATAGCTAGATATCGTAATATTATTGGAGATTATAAACAGAGAATTGAAATTCTCTTCATTTGTCTATTAATGGCAGTTATAACCTCTATAACATTATATGTTAACTCTTCAAATGATGTTGAAAAAGAAGAGTTACTAACCCAAGTAATTTTTTTAAAAATGGAAAATAAAAAATTAGGTAAACAAGTCCAAAATTATTTAACCCCAACGGAAGAAGATATAAAAAAAATAGTCCAGTCTAAAGCTTCTAAAGAAGATAATGAATTAGAAAGTAACTCTCTAGATTTTATTACTCTAGCGGATTTAGATGAAATAAAAAATCATTATGATAATTTAAAAGTTCATTTAAAAAATGGGGGAATTATTTCGGACGGAGAAGTCCAAATAAAAATAAAAAAAGGGGAAGGTATCTTTATGAGAGGAGTCAATCCTTCTGGATTTAACGATAAGTTCAGGCAAAGTACTACTAAAGGTATAACCTTTTTTATGAATACTTATTTTAAATTAGATATTGATTATTCTAATCAAGAATACATATTTGATTATTTAAGTAAGGTATATAAGTTTAAAGTGGTTAAATAACTTAGTATAGTGAGCTAGCTATTAGCAAAAGATTTAATTTAAAGGAAATAATATGAGAATAGGTATACTAGATAATGGTACTGTAATATGTACGGCTGCTCCATTAAGTGGTTTAGACGATTATAATGAAATTAAGAATCTAAAAGATTTTAAACAGAAATATTGTTTTAGTGATAATATTGATGGTAACTATCAATTAGGTAATGATGATATGTATATACAATGTAATGAAAAAGTAAGAAGAGTTGTTAAGGTTATTGATGGGCATGGAAATATTATTTATAAAAATGAATTACCAGCTTCCGATAATAGACCAAATACATTAGAACTAGATAACATAGAAGGAGAAAAATATGTTAGTTAATTTACCAATAGAATCATTAAAGGCTTTATGCCTACTAAAAGTACCAGGTTATGAAAAACTTCAAGAGGCTGTGGATAATATGGAAAAAGAAATATTATTCTTTGAAGATAGAATTCAATCCATGGAGGCAACTATAGAGAATATAGAAACGGCTAATGTAGTGTGGAACGAAGTACTATCTAAAAGATTAACTGTTTTAAAAAATTGTATGAAAGCTTTAAAAAATAATATTATAGCTAGGACTTTTTTAGAAATAAATCCTCGAGTAGAAGCTCATATTGTTGTAGTTATAAAACATATAGAGAATATTTTTACATTAGAAAGCTTTGTAGAATCTAAAAAATTCAAAAAGGAATTAATTATTATAGATAACTCTATAAAATTTATATATATTAGTGCTAGTAATTATAAAGAAAAGACCTTAGTATGAGTACAGGTACTTGTTATTTATGCAAAAGCAAACAACCAGATTCTAAATTAAATATAGAGGGTTGGATTCATCATAGAACTCCAATCGCATGTTTTGATAAGAGAAGTTGTTCTAGACGTAGAAGAAAATTAAAAAGAAAGAAAGGTAATAAGAATGCTAATAAATGATAATATCCCTAAACTAGTACTTAAAAATCTTTGTAAATTAGATATTCCTGGACTAGAAAATCTTGAGTTAAAAATAAAAGAAAACGATGAACTTTGTCATGCTCTAAATACAAAAGCTGCCAATATAGGGTTGATTTCTAGATATTTAATTAAGAATCCAAAAAATGATAATATTAAAAAATTAAATATGTTACAAAATGAATGTAAATTATTGGGTACGGAATTAAAGTTTCTTCCATTCATGAATGAGTTATCAGTAGAAGATTATGTTTTACTTGAAAATATTCATACGGGAATAGATAGATTAAAAACTTATTATACTAATAAATTTGAGGTGGATGAATTATTAAAGAAACTTGATTCTCAAATATCTTTATTAGTATCATTAATAGCTAAGTTTGTTTTCGAACAATAAAAATTAAATTAAAACGGAGAAAAAAATGAGTAAAATATATCAAATAAATGAGTTAGTGGCTGCTCCTTTCGATACAATAGAAAAGAATCAAGAGAATTTTCAAAAACTTATGGATGCTTTTGAAGCAGAATTTAAGACTGATAGCTTTCAAGAATTCCCAGAAGAAATTAAATTAAATAATCAAGTACAAGTAAACTTTGCTTGTATTTGGAATCTTCCAGGTACTATTGGTAAGAAAGTACTTATTAAAGAAAGAAATGAAAAAATGGCTTTGGTAATGTTTAATACTAGTGATTTTGAACCAGGAGAAGCTAGACCAGAATTAATGAATTGTATTTTTAGATTAGAAGATTTAGATATAGAATTTTCCAAAGATTAAAAAGGATATACTATGGATATAAATAACGAGGATAGGGATTTACCTATTCCTCAAACAAAGAAAGTATTTGTATATGGTACTTTAAAAAGCGACTGTTGTAATAATGCCGTAATGCAAAAATTAGGAGCTGAGTTTTTATATAAAACCGAAACTAAATATGGCCATTTTATGTTTAAATCGAAAAGATATTTTCCTTTTTTACAAAAAGCTCCCTTAGGAGAAGGTAAAATTATTAAAGGGGAAATTTGGGAAGTACCAACTTCTCAAATGGATGAATTAGATTGGTTTGAAGGAGTTCCAGAATTATATACTAGATCTAGAATTCTTGTAAAAGAACCATATTTAGATCAGGTTTTCTTAGCGGTATGTTATATAAAAAGTAATAGACTAACGGAGAATCAATTAAAACATAAAGAATTTATTTCTGAGTGGATAGAGTAAAAGGTAAATTATGACATTAAAAGAAAAAAATATTGCTTTAGAGGATAAGTTATTAGCAGCTACTAATCTATTAAATAGATGTAAGCTAATCATAGATGAAAGTAATAAAGAAGCTTATGATAGAGGAGATTATCCGAATATCACGATCATAGACGATATTACTAAATTTCAAAAAGCTGTTGGTATTGAACCAGAAAGAGAATGTGATCTTTTTTATAAGTACATGAAACATTTAAGTACTCAAAAGGCAAAAAGTAATACTCTTACTAGTGAAAAATATAAAATAGAAATAGTAAATACTGCTATGGGTATAGGTACTAGAAAGTTAGGAAGTTCAGATGGTTTTGCTATTACTGGATTATCTTTTAAAAACTTTCTAACTAACATGAAATTTGAAGTAGAAGAATTCAAAAAAAAATTTAATAAATAAAAAAGGATTTAAAATGGGACGAACGATTGCTATTTATGGCCATTCAACTGATAGTGTAACAAGAGCTCAAAAAGCTCGAGTTATTAAAAATAATAATGATGAATTAGGTTTAGAGACTACTCAGGAAATTATGGATATTATAGAAGAATCTCCGTATATTCCAGAGGTAATTACTGGAGCTGGTAATGGTTGTTTTTCACGTACTATTAATTTAAAAGATTTACCGGATCATATAGATCAAATAGAAGTTCGTACTTCAAATTAGGGGATAAAATGAAACAGAAAATATTTATAGAAACTAACGAATGCGATTATATGACTTATTTTGAATTAGCGGCAGAAGCTATGAAATCAGGTTTATTCCAACATGGAAATAGATTTTTACTTGATACTATGAGAACCCATAATACAACTGCTATGTCGCAAATACATTATATTAAAGAAATATTTCTATCATTTACTAAAACTTTTTATGAACTTATTACTGGTAGCACGTTATCAGAAATAACTATTCTTGGTTTGAGAAGATATATGGAAATTTATATTAATGAAGAAGCAGATAAAAAAATAAAAGAATATCAAGATGATAATATTTCCAATGCATCTGATTTACTTATTGAATACTAAAAAGGAAAAAAATGACAAATATAAATGATTTACAAGAAGCTATAGAAAAACAAGATAGTAAGTTCACGAAAGATATTTTCCTGGCTAAGGATAACTCAGGTGAAATTTATTGTTTAAATATAGATAGTACTAGCGAATATGCTGATTGGTCTAAAATAGAATATGTAGGTATAAAAAAAGCTACTAAAGCAACCGATGATATTCGTAATAAAGTAGTAATTGATTTTAGAAGAAAAAGTGGAGAATATTATGATAATAAGATAGTTCCAGGTACTCTAATGGTAATAACAGTTGGTGTTAGTAATATACAAGAAATAGATATTACAGAAGAAACTAAGATTGAAAAATTAGATAAGGTATATTCTAAGTTAAGCGAAGAAGAAATTAAATACATTAAAAATAAATAAATTAAAATAAAAGGAAAAACGTGTTTAAAAATACATATAAGGAAGTACATAATTTTGAGGAATTTATAGCATTATATAAGTTCAAAGAATATAATCAAAGTACTTCTCCAAAAAAATTATTAAAGCCACTATTACTAAATATATTTATAACTATAACTTTATTGTGTGGTTTATTATATAATTTCGGGGTATTATTAATGATTGAAAGATCACAAGATATTAGTTTAGTATCAAATGGTATTAGCGCTCTTCTATTTTTCGTAATTCTTATAATTTATATTATATTAATAGAAAATTATAACGATAATCAAATACATGAATTCAGAAGAAAGAATTTTGAAAAGTACTTTGAAACAAGTAATGTTGATAATGAGGATATTAGATTCTTATGTAAACAAGCTATTATGGCTAATTGTTTACCTCATGAGTTACAGTTATATATTAAGAATAGTCTTATTATAAAAAAACAACGTAGTTTAGAAGATAAAGATAAGAACTTTATTTTAGAACAAGAATTAAGCTGGTAAGGAGCAAAAAGAATGACACATAGAATTACAAATTATTGTGAGGAGGGTTGTCCTCACTGTATGCAAAATAGTACTGTTTTAGGAGAACATGCGACTTTAGGAATGATAGATAAAATGATAGCATTTTCTAAGTTAAGTCCATTGACTACTACTATTCAAATAACTGGTGGAGAGCCTTTAACTCATCCAGAATTTATTACAATTCTTGATAAATACCTGAAGGCTTTTAAAGGGCCTGATGGAGAATTAACACTACCTATAACAATTATTTCTAATGGGGAGATTTTTCAAAAACCAGCTAAAGACGAATTACAACGAGCTGATTTAAAGAAAATGAAAAAAGAGGTAATTAAAAGATTACGTAATAATGATCATTTACTAATGCAAATTACTACAGTTCCAAAATTATATCCTAATCATAAAAAGAGATATCCTCAAATTGAAAAAGGGTTTAATAAATTAGTAAAGAAGTACGGAGAAGGTTTAGGAATAATAGTATGTAATGATTTACCTAATGGTATTATTCCAGTTGGTAGGGCAAAAGATAATATGAGAAGTATTACTAAACATCAAAAAGAAGCTTTCAGAAAAAGTACTAGTTGTTTTAATATGTATAACGTTCTTAAAGAGATGGACGGAAAACTTTTTAAAGCTATTGATTATATAAAAACTCATAGTATAACAACTTTTTGTAAACCGATGATTACAGAAAAAGGAAGATTAGTATTTGGAGAATATGATAGATGTAGTACTGTTATTGATCTAAGTGAAATCTCGACAGATAATATGAATAAGATGAGAGATATGACAGTCGATATATCTCAGGTACTTGGTCCATGTTCTGGTTGTATTAATAATCCAGAACAACAAGCTATTAATGATACTGTTTTAGGTGATGCTTTTAAAAAACCAGAAAATTATATTCCATTTGCTGGGGCTGATCAAGTAGATCTAAATAAAACTTTCTCATTTTCTGGAGTATGTGGAGATACATCTAAATACACTAAAAAAGAAGAACCTAAAAAAATTTCTTCAGCTGACTTATTTAGACAGGCCGATAAAAAGAAATAGATATGAATATAGATATTGATGTTTTTTGGGACTCTCTAGGAGGTAATAAAAATAACAGATATTATAGAACGGAAACTTGGAATAGTAACTCCAACGAGGATAGTTCTTATGTCGATATCCAAGGTTTATATTATAAATTTGTTAATAAAGAATTAAAAAAATTCAAGAAAGAACAAGAAGAATTAAAAAAGCAAAAATCAAAAAAGCTTTCCATAAAAAAAGGAAAGAATGGATTTAGCTTATCTTAAAAGGAGATGTATGGCGTTTATGGAATTATTAAAAACAATGGAAAGAGAAGTTACTAGAAAAGTAGGTAATCGAGATAAACAATTATTAAAACTTTTAAAACAAGAAAAGTTCACTCGAGAAAATAGAGAAAAAGAACTAGCTAAACCTTTATCAATGATAAAAGGAAATGGTTCTTTTAGTTTAAAATAAAAAGGAGAAACTATGAACAATACAATGGATATTTGTGATAAATTAGATAAAGATCAACTGATAGAAATAGTAAAAAACCCACAATACTTTAAAGATTTATTTACTAAGATTTGTGATGAAAATAATGGATCTGCTCCACTTGGTTGGTGGTTAAGATTCAAAGAAAAATTAGGAGAAGCAACTAAAGTAGATGCTGAGATAATGCCTAATTTTGATGACGATGAATTATTATTACTATTTAATAACTACTATGGAACTTTATTTCAATCAGATATGTTTCATAATGATGGTGTATTAAATAGTGCTGCTTTTGTAGGATTACAATCTAATGTTATGGCCGCTGCTAAATGTAATAGACCAAAAATATTTAAGTTTATATTAGATAATATTTTCGTTACGGATGTAGATTTAGATGGAACTACTTTATTATCTGCTTTACAGCGAAATAATGAATATATTATTCTTTTATTATTAAAGCATTTAGAGATAAATAATAAACAAGAAATCTATGGTTTAAATGGAAGTCTAGGTGGTTTAATACATTCTAGAATAATGCAAGATTTAGAAAGTAGTACTATTTCTCAAGAAGTAAAAGAGGAAATTAGAAAATTAAAATTGGTAAGAGATTATTAATGTCTAATATAGAAGGTATATTAGATAAATTAACATTAATGGATATATTTTTAATCAGTCTTTTTTTAGTAATAATATTTCAATTAATATTATTAAAATATATCCATAATAATATAAGATAAAGGAGATGGTATGTTAGTACCAGGTAAAAGATTAAGAGTAAAATCTTTAGACGGAGATAGTTCCGAACTAGAATATCTAAATACTGATAGTATAGTAATGACTTATGGTAGAGTTTTTTTAAGTACTGTAGGTGTAAGTGATATATTACGTACTGGTGAAAAAGTATTAGATATAGAGGATATAGAAATAGATGTTCCTTCATATGAAATGGATTTACTACTAAGACCAAAAAGTAATAAATCAATAGAGTATTTAAATTTTACAGATTTAAATATATTATATAAGTATATTAGTAATAGAGTAAATTTTGATACTTTTCGAGATTGTATTACAGATACTTATATTATGCCGATCGAACATGATCAGAAATGGGCCGAGTTCCAGCAGAATCCTATTAGGTTTTTAACTAGTAATGGGAACTTTGGAGAAAATATTTTAAATCAATTTAAGAGTCAGATCCAAGAAAAAAACTATAGGGGTTAATATGGATTCTCTGGCTCATTTTAAAGAATACCTTTTTAGAAAAAAGGAATCTTTAGAAAAATTAAAAGGAACGATTAATTTTAAAAACAAAATTGATCTTAGTAGTTATGAAAATGAAATTCTAGAATTAGAAGAATTATTAAACGATATGGAATGGGAAAAAGAAAGAGTAACCGAGCAATTAGAAATAACGGAGACTATGATGGAAGATTCGAAGTTCCATTATAATTTTGCAAGTAATCTAATTAATATGAGAATACTTTCTTTGAATGATGTTGAAAAATATTTTACTAGATTTGGGAATGATTGTGTTCAATTATGTACCTATCATAATGACTATTCTATAGAAGAAATGTTAGGAGTTATGAAATTCTTAAGAAGTTTTATTTCATTTAATGAAACCATCCAAGAATATAACGATTTACATGGAGTTAATATAGGAAGATCTTTTGTTGAGAAAATTAGATATCTTGAATATAAATTAGATAAGCAAAAACTAGGAATATTAGAGTCCCATGATCTTGATCATTTAATGGGGTTTTATAAAAATAGAATGGACAAATATATCAAAACAAGAAAGGAATATTAATGCATCCAAAAGCACCCTTTAGTAAAGAGCAAAATATACTAGACGATACGGGACAGTTCTTTTATGAATATAATTATGGAAAATATCCTGATACTGATGATTATTATTATGGATTAATGGGAGAAACTATATATAGTAGTTCTTCTTCTAATGGTACCACTTTTAATCATCAAGATGAAATGCGAGAGTTGACTACAAATACTTCTTGTACTAAACTAGTTAGAGATGCATTAATAAAAGTTAAAAGAATACAAGTCAAAGCGGAGTATCTAAAAAAAGATATTTGGTTCGCTTATCAATATCAGGATCGAAACGGTTTTAGTAGTATTAGATTAATTAAAGATTTTATTTATAAGGAAGAAGATGGTACTGTTGAAATTAGGAACTATTATTCAACTATTCCAAATAAAATAATATCAGTTAATGATATTATAAAAATGTATTATCCAATTAAACCAGAAAAGGATTATTACGAAGAGAATTCTATGAAGATTATTCTAGAAGCTAAATCTATTATAGAAAAACATAGTAAAGAAATGAGTAATAGAAGTCGTTTAAATGATAAACGATTTGTACAAGTAATTGATTCTTTCTTAGATAAATGTAAAAAGGAAAAATGATGAAGATAGAAATATCTAAAAATAATCGACCAGCAAATAATAAAGATTCTTTTGAATTAACGGATATAGAAGTTCAGGTACTTATTAATAGTTCTAGTATTATTATAAAAGGGACTAGTTATCCGATAATTAAAAAACATTTCGTCAAAGGTGATGAAAATACATCATCTAAATTATTATTAGTAGTGGCGAGCATTAAATAAAAAGGAGAACCAGTGAGAGAAAAATATAAAAAGAAACAATACGATTTAACTGGGCGGTTTGAGTTATATACAGACTCACTTTTTAATCCAGTTCCAAAACCATATTATTATGGATTAGATCATGATACTATATTAGATTATTCTAATATGGATAATGCTTCAGGAGAAGATTTATATCTATTACAAGACGAAATGAGAAATAATGCTATTAACTTTTCTTGTCCTAAAGATGTATTCGATCAATTAGAAATAGTAGATAGAATTTATATGAGAAAAGAATATTTTCGAGAAGATATTTGGTTTTCTTATGCAGCTAAGAATGCTATGGGAATGAAAACAATAGTTCTTATTAAGGAGTTTGAGTACAATGAAGAATTAGGTACTTTAACATTTAATGGTAAAACTGGGACTGGTGTAGTTACTATAAAAATACATGATGTTAAAAAAATGTATAATCCTAGAAGTAGAAAAGTTGATAGTTTTATGGAAGATACTTCTAAAGTTATTCTAGAAGCTAAAACTATTATAGAAAAACATAGTAAAGAAATGAGTAATAGAAGTCGTTTAAATGATAAACGATTTGTACAAGTAATGGATAATTATATTAATACTTATCCAGGAATTAACCAAGTACGACAAACGGTAGCTAAGGATAGTTAGCTTAGTATAGTGAGCTAGCTACCAGTAAATTAAATTAAATTATAAAAGGAAATAACATGATAGAAAAAATTAAACAATTTTTTAGTAACATGAGAAGAACAAGACAAGAAACGTTAAGAACTCAACAAGCTGTTCCACGAAGACAAAGAGAACGAGGAGAACCTATAAACGAAATGGATATAGGAGGAACTCAAGTTAATACTAGAAGACGTGCTTCTAGAAATGGAGGTATTAATGATGGTAGTACTTTAAATATTGGAGGAGAAGGAAATCCAAATTTAGTGGATAATAATCCACAATCAGAAGAACGATATAATTTCATACCTTCTAGAATGTCTCTTTCTAAAAGAATTTATATTAAGGTACTTATGTATTTAATATTAATGAGAAATGTATATAGTGGAATGTTGAATTATACTAGAAGTTTATTTGATCATGATAATGGTATTACCTTTTTAAAAATAATATTAAATGTAATTTTTATGGCTTGTATATTATTTTCTATGTTTGGAATAGTAGCCTATATTATAAATATTTTTATAGATTGGGGATTAGGAGATACTCCTGGCCGAGATTTTAGAAATATGATTTTAAATATATTATTCTTACATTTACCATTATTATATAAAAGACATTACCTTAGATACGGTACAAGAGTATAGAGCTTATTATGAGTAATATATTACAACAGAACGGTACAAGGTATTTGCCTAATAATGTCCAAGATGATGAATACAAAAGGGCTTTATGTTCACCTATACAGGAAATTCGAGTTCATGAGGAACCTATATACGAAAAAATTATTAATAATACCCCAATAACTTATAATGATTTATTAATTCTAAATGACTGTACTAATCCAAGTAAAATGGATTTTACGTGTATGATAGATCTAAATGGAATTTATTTAGTAATGAATCTAAATGCTACTACCACATATAAATTTGTGGATTCCTTAATGATTAGATTATATTTTTTAATGAAATTAAAAATGGCGAACAGACCTAACCCATTTATAAGTCAATTAGATGCTGAGACTATTAAAAAAGAATTAGAGGAATTCTTGAAAAAAAATGATATAGGTATTAATGACTATACACTAGTTCCTGGAGATCTAGAAAAGTTATTAGATGCAAGAAAAGTTGTTATTACGTCCTATAGAATTAAAAATATGTTGACAAAGCATTTCTCTTATGTATTTACACAAGAAAATTTATTGGCAGATTATTCTAGTTTTTCAGATGCCCAAAATTTTCAGGAAGCCGGTCGTTTATTAGATTATAATGATTTTGATAAATTAAAAGGTTTTGGTTTTTTTAAATTTAAAAATGAGGAAGATTTAATTCAAAAACCAGTTATAACTATATTAAAATTTGAAGCAGCACGAAGCTTTAGCTTCCATAGAGAAAAAAAAGGAAAAAAAGATGATGAATAAATTTTTATCAGAATTGGACGAAAGTCAAATTCCAGGAATAGTTAACTCATATGTACTAAGTGGAAATTCAATAGATTCCCTAAAACATATTCCGGAGTTTAGAAAATATATAGAAGATTCAGATCAACCAGAAAGAGCTTCTATTAGATATGGTGTTTTTCAAGAAGGAATTAATTATGGAAATATTAATCCAGGACCTTCTGGTTATATTGAACATGGTTTAGTTGGTTTATTATGTAAATTATTATTAACTAGAAATGATAAAGGAAATGAAGTTTTTGTATCCCAGGTAAATATAGAGCAAATAATATTATCTAATCCAGAGTTATATCTAAATGAAAATACTCTTAAAGAGATTATAAAATTAGCTACTGATACTACAATTTCTTTAACCAGAATGAAAAGAGTTGATGCTTTATTAGAACCTTTAATTGATATTTATTTAGATCAATTAAAGGTTAAATTGGCTATTCAATTTAAAATGGTGGATGTTGTTAAAACTATCTTTTTGGAACCAGAAATACTAGATGATTATTTTAATGAAATTGGGAAAACTGTATTTGATAGAGAAAATATAGTTCTAAATATTGATTCTTTTTCAACTATTCTAGAAACTTATTTTCCAGAGATGAAAAAATATTTTTATAGAGATAGTACGGTTCCAAGTTTTGGAGTTACTGCTTTTAATTTTACATTACCAACTGAAATTACTATTAAAGATATGTTAAAATATTTTTCGGATAATTTAGATTATTTAGTAAATACAAATAATAATCCTTTTACTGATTTAATTAGTACTATATTATATGCAGTAAAAGAGGTTCATTTAACAAATAATTCTTTGGAAATTCAAACAAACTCTAAATTTTATAAAAATATAGATAAGTATAGTGTATCGATGAATGAATATTTATTAAAAAAAATTATTTATAGATCTGAAACAGTAGCAATGGAATTAATTAAAGAACAACCATTGTTAGAACTAGCTTGTACTCAATTTAATTCGGATAAAATATTTGAAAAATTAAAAATTTACCATCATTCAGGAACTCGTTCTAATATGACGAAAAATCAAAATCAAACTAGATATGTTTTGGAAGCTTGTGGTACTAAGGTATATAAATCCAATAACTCTTTTAGAAATTATTTTAATTTAAATTATTTAAGTACGTTTGAGGGTAGTACTCCCTTTGAAGGTTTTTTAAAAGAAACTATAAATATACAAAATCAAAAGATTTTACTGGAATTAGAGTTAACTAGATATTTATATAATAGAGATGGTCGGGTTAATTTAACAAATTGGGAATTCAAAAAAGGTTTCTCTTTAAATATGAAAATAATTATTAATAATTATTTAACTAGTTTAAATAATCTTAAAAAAATATATCCAGAATATACTTCATCTATTGGGATTGATCCAAAAATATCTTCGCAAAATGAAGAAATTATTATTCAGGAATTTATAGTTTATTTAATAGAACAACTAATTGGCCTTATAAATTTAACTGGTAATTCTCGTTATTATTCTAATTCAAATAATAACGAGAATATGGATGGTTTATTATTTACTAAAGAAATCTTAACTACTATAGATGAGACTTATCCCGTATTAGAAACTATTTTAAAGGTACAGGAACGTTTTTCAAATAATATTCCAAGCATATTTAGTAATAGTAATTATAATAATACTATTTATAGTAACGATTATTTATATATTAATAAATCTAGTGCTAGTGTATTATTTATATTAAATTCTTTATTATATAAAAGTTGCGAGGAACTATTAAATACTCCCAAAGAAAAATTTAAAAGAAAAGCTACTCGTACTACAAAAACTAAAGTTATTATAACCTTTAATAAACTTAGAGAAAAGTTAGTAAAAGGAAAGATAAGACATAAATACCAAAGAAATCTTATTGAAAATAGCAATGATTTTCTTAATAGTTTAAATGAATATATAAATGGAGGCACTACTTATATTCCAAGACCTTTATTTATGAAATGTTTAATAGAATTTGAAGATAAATTAAATAGTAAGTTAGTTGACAATTTCCAAAAATATATAAATGAATTAAAAGCATCTGATCAAGAACAATCGTTAAGTGCTTATCAGATAAATGTAATGGCCTTATTGGATAATATTAACCTTAGTAGAGAGTTGGTAAATAATGAAACCCATCTAGAATTATTGCAATTAAAAGATTATTTTATTAATATTACTAATAAGAAAAGAATCAATAAAAACGTATTAAAAAATATTACAGTTAATAATGAAATTTTTACGAAGTTAGAGGCTTTAGTTAATACTGGTTTTAGCGAAATAGAATTCAATAATGAAAATACTTTATTAGATATAAGTTCAGATAAAGCCCAAGAAAGATTTAGTCTGTATTGCGAGAGCTCTAAATTGGCCCTTCCATATTTATTAAATAATATTATTCAAAACGATTCTTTTAGATGTAATATGGATAGTTTCTCGGAGGATACCTTCAATATTATGGGACAAGTGGAAAGTAAAATAAACGATAGTCTTCAATTAGTACATGATATTTGTAATAATATTCTATCTTATAAACTCGGGATTACTAGTTTAGCCCCAGTTAAATTTAATTTATTTGATCATTTACCGGAAGGTTCTTATACTAGATATAAGGAAAGGAAAAATATAAATATTGGGGATGTGACGTACACTATTAATAATACGGTTAATCAAAACCAATTATCTAATGAAAAAAATAATGGTCAGTATACCTTTACTCTTCCAGAAAACTATATTAATAAATATGGTAAAGAAACTACTTTAGTTAATAATAATGGTAGTAAGGTAAGTATTTACTACGATTATTTTTGGGATTATTATAATCATATCCAACCAGTTAATTTATTAACTGGTATTTTAAATAATTTTAAAACATTATTGCCGGACAATTTTTCGGAGGCAATTAAAGATGAGGACACAAAAAAAGAATTAGAATTAAAATATAGTTCTTTTCTTATGTCATTTAGAGTAAATACTAAATTTAGATATAATTTTAATACTGGGGATAATAATTATTATGGAATATCTGCTAATGATAATACTTTCGAAATATACTCAATTAAATTTAAAAAGAATCCAAAAGTTCATCCACATCCATATAAAATGAATTCTGGTGTAAAGATAGAAGAAAATTATAAAACAATATGGAATTTTACAATGGGATTAAAAGAAATATTGCTAAATCAATTAGAGTTATTTAAAGATAATCCTAATAAATTTGGGAATACTATAGTAACTAATTTCATAAGTATTTATAATGAAGATCATTTAAAAAATATTGGGTTAGGTCCGAATACTAAAATAAGTACATGGGTAAAATCATTGTTATGTGATTTATTACCAGATGAGTTATTAAAAGAAGTTCATTATAGTAATATAGTAAAAATTATAAAATTATTTAATTCTTATTCATCTATAATTGAATTCATTTATAATAATACTATCAATAATTTATTAAAACATCCAGAATTTAAAGGAGGACAATTTTTTAAAAATGAATTACTGAGGTTTTTAGATAAAGTATCTACCGAAGATATTTCTATTGATATTGAAAGACCTAGTCTAAGAAAAAATAAGTTTAATAATATTCCGTTCTTAAAAGATATTGACTTACATAGTACATGGAATTCTTCTTTATTAAGAAAAGGAAATGAAATTACTACAGATGAGTTATTAACTGAATATTTCGATGAACTTATTCAGCAATATAAAGATAATAAGATAGAGGGATTTAATGAAAATTTCAAATATTTAATACATACCGTTAAGGTATTAAAGAGATATATGGAATTTGATATTAATATGGAAACAGATTGTTATGGAGAATTAGATATTATTGTTAGTCATAATGAAGTAAGACAATTACCCCCAGAAGAAAAAAAAGAACATTTAAAAGATTATCTTTTATTAAATCATCTTAAAAATTTACAATCTTCCGGTGGAGATGCTTTACCAGTATTATTTAATATAGAAAACATAGAAACCGATAATGAAGTTATTCAAGAAGGACTAGAAAAAATATTCCTAAAAAATAGCTATCATTCTATAATCCCTATAAATAAAGTATTTCCTTATTTAACTTTTAATTAAGGTTTAATATGCCTAAATTAATTGATAAAATTAAAAATAAGATAGGTGATATTGCTGGTAATTTTTTAGAAAATCAGATAAATGCTAGGATTCTTAGAGAAATACCTGAGACTATAGAGGATGATACGTATGAAACGATATCATCCCAATACAGAAAAAAGGAGAAAATTTTGAATGAGATCGATTGGTTAGATGATGCTAGACAGCATTATGACCATCTTCAAAGCGATTTTTTAGCTTATTTTAAAGATAAAGAAATAGATGATTCAATGAGAAGACAAATTGATAAAGATGTAAAAAGAGTATTAAAAAAAGAAATGAAAAACAAGAAAAAGAAAAAAGAATTCTTACGGAAACCAGAAGTAAAAGCTTTTTACAAGTTATTAAAAAAAGAAAAAGTAGAAACTTTAATCTATGATAAATACCTTTGTAGATGGGAAAGATCTGGTATTTATGCAGATAATTTTAAAGAGGAGGTATCTAAATCAAAATTTAAAAGATTAAAAATTATAGATAATACTCACTTAAGAACCGCCTTTTTATTAACTAGGTTACCTAAAAAGGAAAAAGATTGTAGTAATTTAAATATAATATATAAGAATGGTGTAGTAAATACATGCAATTCTATACCTGATTTTTTTAAATATTATAATTATGAAGAGGTCCATCAGGTAGAACTTATAAACCCATATGAAATTACTAGAAATATACCATCTTTGAACTTTCAAACTGGGGATAGATTTTCTAGATTTAATAAGGGGGAATAAATGGTAACCTTAAAAGAAAATAGAAATTTATTAACTGGCGAAGAAGTAATTCTTCAATATAAAGCACACGAGACTAAAATATATGTAATAGAGACGACTACCGTTTATGATGTTAATCATCGAGGGGAAACAGTAGTTACTACAAAAAAACAAGCTCGTCAAACTTCAATATCTCATATAAATAAACATCAAAAAATATATAGATTAGTAGATTTATTAGACCATAAATTTATTAGCAAAATACCATTTAACGATCATAATTTTAAGAATGAGTATATTATTTATGGAGAGATAAGAGATCCAATTTTGGATATTAGAATTGCGGCAACTCGTAAAATTACAAGCTTAACAGAGTTCGTTTTAGGTTATAATATAGAATTAGGTTATCTTGGAACTAAAAGTACCGAAGGTAACTTTACAGTTATTAGATCAAATAAACCCATAAACTGGTCAAATTTTGGAAATAATTTTAAAGAGTTCTCAGAAATAGAAGTTCTTAGAACTAATTTTAATTTTAATTCAAATTCAAAATATAAATTTGCCAAAAATAAATTAAATTAAAAAGGAAAAAAAATATGTTAAAAGAAGTAAGGATAGTAACTGTTGAGGAATTAACAAACAGCAAATTTATTAAACCACAAAAGATTAGTTATACTATTGGAGAAGATCCAGCTATAAAAGAGTGGGAAATAGCTCCAGCAATGGATTCAGTTCATTGCGTTATTTATGATAAAGATACAGATGAGTTCGTTACAGTACAACAAGTAAGAATTTCGGTACTTCATAGAGACGATTCTAATAAAGGTATTGTAAATGAAAACTGTGCTGGATTATTAGATAATCCAGCCTTAAGTCCACAAGAAACTATGGTTAAAGAAATTAAAGAAGAATTGGGTTATGAAGTAGATCCAAATAATTTATTTATAACTGGAATATATAAAACTGGGGTTGGTTCTAATGGAGCAACAGCTCATTATTTCTTAACAGTAATTGGAAAAGATACACCAAAAGGTGAAACTGATTTTGGTAGTTCGGAAGATATAGTTGAAAGAAGAACTCATATGTCGAATATACTGGAAATAATTTTTGAAGAGAATAATTGGGAAGCAGGTTCTGCTGGTGCAATTAAAGATTATATGTTATATAAAGCAATGGAAGCTTTAGAGAATATTAATAACTATAATAAAGAATTACTTAAACAAGAAGAAGAAGGTAAAAAAATAGTTAATCAAATGATTGGTGATCTTAAGGATGTAAAAGAAGCTGCTTTGGTATCGGAAGATAAACTTAAAGAAGTTCTAACTAGAATAGAAGGGCAATAAAATGAATATACATGAATACCAAGCAAAACAATTATTTGCAAAACATGGCGTACCTGCTCCACGTGGGTTTATTGCAAATACACCAGCACAAGCACTTAAAAATGCACAAGAATTGGGTGGAAAAGTGTGGGTT